TGATTGGTTCCCGGGTGGAGGTCGGCAAGGGGTCTTTTATCGGGGTCAACTCCCGCATCGGCTCCGGCACCTTCCTCCCCGCGAACAGTGAGATCGGAGATCGCGTCTTCATCGGACCGAACGTCACTTTCACCGACGACCGGCATCCGGTCGCGGGCAATACGAACTACCGCGCCGAGCCGCCGGTTGTCGAGGACGGTGCCTCGATCGGAGCCGGTGCGGTGATCCTTCCCGGCGTTCGCATCGGTGCCGGAGCCCGCATCGGGGCCGGTGCGATTGTCACCCGCGACGTTCCGCCAGGTGCGTTGGTTCGCAGCGAGCCCGCCCGCGAGCGGGGAGAAGGCGGGTGCCCGCCGGAACTTTTGGCCGCAGCCGAGAAAGTCGGGATCACGAAAGGATGAAAATCTCCGCCACCATCATCTGCAAAAACGAGCAGGACCACATCCTCGACTGCATTCGATCTCTCCGTGACGTGGACGAGATCATCGTGTGCGACACGGGATCGACGGACGACACCCTTGCTCTCGTGAATCGACTCGGTGACGAGCGCATCCAGATGGCTTACTACGAGTGGGGAGATCACTTCGCCAACGCCCGCAATGCTGCCCTCGCTCTCGCTACCGGGGACTGGTGCATTGTCATCGACGCCGACGAGGAGTTGACCCCCGGCACCGTCAACTCTCTGCGCAAGGCGATTCACGCAAACCCCCAGGCGCAGACCTTCCGCTTCCGCTGCTACGCCAAGAGTGACAAGAGGCACGCCCACGAGATGGTCCGGGCGCACCGCAGATCCCCGGAAATTTTTTGGACCGGACGCATCCACGAGGCGCTCAACCGGGATGACCACGTCCTCGCTCCGGGCGCGACGCTGGTCTACGGCTACTCGACCGCGCACGCCAAAGATCCCGACCGCGCCCTGCGCCTTCTTCAACTCGACTACGACGAGCAGTCCGCCACTCCTGCGGGACCAGCCGGGCGCACACTTTATTACCTTGCGCGCGAATGGTATTACCGGGAGCAGTGGACCAAGGCGGCGGAGTTGTTCGAGGCGCGCACCCGGTTCGTGGGGCATCGTGCAGAATGCGGGGATGCGTATCTCTACCTTGCAAAATGCCTTTGGAACATGAGACAGGGGGAGCGGGCCAGAGCCGCCGCCATGCAGTCGCTTCTCATGGTGCCCGACTGCCGGGAGACCTACCTGTTCCTCGCTGAGATGAGCTTCCCAGAACAGGCGACCGTGTGGCGGCGCATCGCCGAGGGGGCGCGGAACAAGGGGGTTTTGTTCGTGAGATCTCCTGTTGCGTGATTCCGGGATTTCTGGTAATTTGCGGGCATGGAAACACCCGTGCCAACTCCCTTGCGTCCTCGCCCTCTTGCCGGGTTTCAAACTCACGGGGAGGACCCGGTCACTTCGCTCGTGGTTCACGACGGACCGGCGACGCTGAACTACCTTCGCGTCGTCAACAACACGGGCACCGCAGGGTTCCTGCAAATCCACAATGCGGCGGCGCTTCCGGCCGATACGACCAAGCCGCTGCTCTCTGTTCCGATCGCTGCCAACGCGGATGTGAACATCGACGAGCCCATCTATTGTTCGACCGGGCTTGTGGTCGCGATCTCGACCACGCTCCCCACGCTCACCATCTCCGCGAATGCCGCTTTGGTTTTCGCCAAATTCGTCAAGCATTGATCCCATGAAAAATCCGTTCACTTCCGTCACCATCATCGGCATCGCCATCGCTGCCGCGTCGAACTTCCTCCCCGCCGTCGGGATCGAGGTCAACCAGGATGCAGCCATCGATCTGGCCGAGCGCGTCAAAGCCGCGTATCCCGAGATCGTCGAGGCGATCGGGCTTATCGTCGCACTGGTCGGTCGGTGGCGCGCCACCCAACCGCTCTCCTTCTCCAAGAAAGACTGACCCCTGCCGCCATGACCCAAGAAGACCACGAGATCGTCTACAATGAGTTGACCACCCGTCTCGCCCGGCAAGCGAAGATGACCTGGGTGTTACTTGTCGGCGCTTTCGCGGTCGGCGGATGGGCGGCACTGCAACAGCAGAACATCTCCAAGCTCTACGAGCGGATGGCCGAGATCGACGCGCAGATCAAGTCGGTCAACGCCAAGCAGGAGGTCGTCTATGCGGTGATGACCGAGATGAAGGAGAAGTCGTTCACCTTCCGCGAGGCGCAGGCATTGACCGAGCGTCTCGCCGTCCTCGAAGTGAAGTTCGTCAATCTCACCGAAGTGCTCGATGAAAAGATTGACCGGCTCGAAGCGGTCATCCAGAAGCAGTCGTCCATCATCGAAGGTCCGGACACGATCGCCGCGCAATAATGAGGGCACAGGTCACCAATCCCGTCGTCACCTACCCAACGCCGGATCTTCGGGACAAGCTGTTCTACGAGATCCGGCGTTCCGATGTTGCGGCGAATCAGACTTTTGTTTACGGGGAGGACCACCCGAACCAGGTCAAGTTCGACGGATACAAACTGGTCTACGTGTCCCCGGCCCCCACCGCGGACATGCCCGACGCGCAACGGTGGTGGTATGCCGCCGACCGGCAGGACCAGGAACTCCACGGGGCTCTGGTCAGCTACCCCTACTTCGGGCTCACCAACTGCCCCCGCTTCGACTACTCCATGGTCCTCTTGAGCGAGGACTACGAGCCGCTCGCCAAAGGCACCGCGCACCCTCTCGACGAAGGAGACGACACGCTTCCCGAGCACGAGGTTTTCATTGGAGCCAAGCTAGTCTTCGAGCAGGAGATCGAATTGCCCGAGGAACTGTCCTCGATCTACACCGGGGTCCGCCGGGTCTACGACCGGGTCCCTCCGTTGGCCGAGCAACTCTCGCACAACATCGAGACAAGCTACCCCTACGCCGGGCTCGCTTCCTGCCCCCGCTACACGCGCACCCTCATCATCCCCCGGGATGAATACGAACCCCTCGCCAAAAGCACCGCGGACCCCACCTACTCATCCGCCAAGTTGATCGACGAGGGGCAGTTGGAGACCAACGACCAGATCATCAACGCCCTCTACGTCGCCGTCCGCCGGGTCTACGATCTCGTTCCTTCGATCGCCGCACAGGAAGCATACAACGCCGAGAAAGAGTTTCCCTACCAGTCGGACACCCGTTATCCCCGGACGATCCGCAAGTATGTTGTGCCCCGCGTCGACGTCGCCTCGGCAACGATTCCGAGCAGCGGACTCTCCCTCGGCGGCGCGACGCTCGCCTACCGACTGGAGAGCCGCTTCGAGGGGCAGGCGGAGGATAGCCTTTACGTCCTCGTGACCGTCGCGCACGACACCATCCCGCTCCTGACCGACAGCACCCCAAGTGGGGGTCTCGATTTCCTCAAGGGGTTCGGCTACCAGATCACCCGCCCCTATGGCACCGACGACCATTTCCGGGTGACGTGGCGGGTGCCCGGGGTCAAGTCCGGATACACCCCGACCGTCGACTACACTGCCTGTCCGATCACCGGATACACCGGGCTCCTGCTCGTGGATGAATCGATCGAGGCGAAGAACGAGAACGCCAGCACCGTCGATCTCGTGCGCGTCTATGAATCTCTCCCCGGCCCCGAACTCGAAGACGAAGTCCGTGAGAAACTTGCTTCCATTCCCGAGCAGTTCATCGCGACGCGCACGACGGAGACAATCCGGCAACCGGTCAAGAACGACGCGACCATTATCAGCCCGACCGGGCTCCCCACCGATGGCGGCGGCGGGATCTTGCGGACTCAACTCGGGCCGAACGGACCCAACAAAGTGATCTTTGACAAGGGGCAGGTGAAGGTCACGGTCACCACGGGAACCACCGTTGATCTTGAATACGACGAGTTGACCGGGAAGCTCATCACGGTCACCCGCGAACTGGTCGCAGCCGGGACAGCGGGGTCTGATCTTGATTCTGGCACCGGCGAATATTCAACGGTCAATCAGATTGACCAGTATTACGCGATCAAGACCACGCGGAGACCCACTTCACTGGGCACCGGGCTTGATGCCCGATCCTACGAAACCATTATGAACTGGGCTTGGCCCCCCGTGTTGACGTCGATGGACTTTTTCGCGGTCGAAGCGAAGGATGGGAGCCTCGTGCGCTATGGCTACGTCCCCTATTTCAAGGAGGGTTACTCCGGTCCGTGCAAAGCAGTGGTCACCGAGTCATGGTCGCCAACGGCCATCTCTGCCCCCACGGTGGTCCACTTGATCGCCACACCCATGGAGTTCGACTTCCCCATGACCAACCTCAGCATCCCGGCGTCATTGCACCCCGAGTTTACCTTCACCGAAGTGGTTGGTTCAAATCACCCGACGCTTGCCACGGCAACCACGACCAAGGTTTTCCCGGCGACCTCCTACACCGACTGGCCCGCGACCATTCCGATTTTCAGCCAGACCCCCTACCGCGGGGGCTACCGGATTGAGAGCACTCTCATCTACAAACCGACGTGATGGAAGAGGAGTCGAACATCCGGAAGGCGCAGCCGAAGCAGGGCTTAGAGACAGGGTCTCTCGAAGGAGCCAAGGGGGGCTTGTCTCCCAAGCAGACCGTTGCCCGCGCCTACGAAGCGGACCTCGCCGGGAACAACGGACCGGAGGCCCGCTTCGATGCGCTGACTGAGTTGATTGGCACCAAGATCAAAGAAGCGAACAATGCCATGGTGTTCTCGTCCCCCGGCGGCACCCAAATTTTCGGGCGGGACGGGAAGTTTTCAATCACCCAAACCGGTCGTCGGGGCGGGCGCAGTTTGCGACGGGAAGTTCCGGTGGTAAAAAGCAACCTCGGTCCGTGGGCATTAATCCCTTCGGGGGACCCGGGAGAGTTTGTCGTGAACGTGGGGTCGGTCCTCAAAAGCGGGGATAGTGTCTCGCAAGTGTTGACCTGTTCCAATCCATCGGAGACGTATTCTGTCGAAGCTGACCAGATTTTTGCCGTTAAGATCACTTCCGAAGAACCAACTAGCTACGAAGTGGTGTTGCTTAATGCTTGGCCAGAAGCGGACGGGTATCAAGTGTCTTATACAGGCAGTATGGGAGGGGAAGATTTTGCTTTTGTCGAAAGGCACTACCCTCTTTGGCAATTTGTGGCGACGGCGACCGCGACGTCAATTCCTTTGGGAGAAGGGCTACATGGGGAACAACTTTGTTTTAACCACCTCCAGATACAATACGGGATCTACCGGACACCCGATGGCGAGTTCGTTCAACTTCCTGGATTTGCCATAAGTCACCGGGCGTTATGAGCTACGATTACAGAACCGGCTTGTTGCCTACGGGTTCTTTCGCCACGGAGAGGCGGCAGATCGCCGCGTACCCGTACCCGATCATCATTAACTACTCTGCGAATCCTCGACCGAATTTCCATTTGTGGGTGCCGGGGGCGGGAGACATACGCGCTATCCCGAAATCGCTGGTCGCGATGGCGTTCACCAGTGAATACGCGTTTTCGCTTTCGTTGGAAACTTCGGCGGGTTCCGCAGCGTGGTCAGGTTCGTTCACCCGAGGGATTTACCGAGACACGGACGGGAGCGAAACAGGCACGGCGCTCACGAGTCAGCGACAGGCATTCAGTCGTCTTTTGATCCCCCCGGAAACGGAAGAAACCGAGTTTTTGTCGAGCTTTACTAGGTACGAATATTTCAACGACACCGGAAGTGCTAACGACGCTTTACGCATTTGGTTGGACCCCGAAAGCATCACCTATTGGGTGTCCCGAAACGAGTGGACCATTTATTCGATCATCGATTGCGGATATGATAACGGAGACGGAGACGGGGGCGCGGCGTCGAGCAACACGTTTGGTTCCCCCATAGCCGGGGAAGTGACCCTCTTCGGCGAACCTTGGGTGCTGACCGGCACCTCTGGTGTCGTCTCTGTTTCTGGTTCAATCACTCCGGCAACGTGGTTGACCTGATCGCCGCGATCGACTACACTGCAAGCCATGGATCTCGGACTCACACCGACCACTCTCAAAAAGGCGCGGGCGCGACTGGGAACCCAGTTTTCCCCCGGCGACGCCACCGGTGTGGAGTTCCGCAATCGCGTCAACGAGATCATCGAGCGGTTCCACCAGGAAGAGATGTGGGTCGGAAGTCACGCCACCTTCTCCGTCGATGTGACGACCGAGAAATCCTTCTACCTTCCCTACTACCTCGAAGCCATTCTCCATGCCCGCGTCGACAAATGCCCCGGCCGGGTCCAGTCGTCCCGCTTCGAGTTCATCTCCAATGGCTACGGCGAGATCACCGCGCAGGACCACCTCTCCGGAACCTTGATCGATCTCGGGGTCAGTGCCCTCTCCGCCCCTTTCCCGGCAACCGCCAGCACCCTTCGCGTGACCGGCACCTCCGCTTCCGACAATGGAAAGGACATCCGTATCCTCGGCTACGACGCTTCGGGCAACCGCATCCTTTCCGCCGACGGCACGCCGGGCGAAGTGGTCACTCTTGACGGGGATCTTTCCGTGGTCACGAGCAACACCTTCTCCGCGGTGCAGGCGATTCAGAAAGAGAACTTCGAGACGGAGACCTTCGCCGGTCGCGTTTCCGTTGTCCACGTCACCGATTCGACCACGCTCGCGACCCTTGAACCCTTCGTCGAACAGTCGATGTTCCGCGGATACCGGGTCGTCGATACATCGGCCGAAACGATCACCGCTTTCTGCAAGCGCCGCCCGGTCGCCGTGATCCACGACGAGGACTACCTCTACCCCGGGAACTTGAACGCCCTGCGCTTCGCCCTCATGGCCCGCGACTTCGAGGACAACGGCAAACTCCAAGAGGGGCTCAGCTACTTCGAGATGGCGATTCGCGAACTCAACAACGAGGCAAGCCGTCACCGCGGCGGAGCCGAGGAACATCTCGGCATCGACATCTGGGGCATCGGCGTCTCCGGAATCTCCAACCCCCACTGAAACCATGGCCCGTGCATTTGGCTCCCCAGGATCGTTGACCACCGAGACTCCCTCGTTGCTGACCCGCCGCGACGCCGTGTCGCGACTCGCCACCGAGAACCGGGCCGAGCGCAACCTTTACAAGCGGGCGTTCCGTCAACTCGGTCAACTCTCCCGCCGTGGCAACGCCCAGGCCAGCCTCGCCGCCCTCGATCTCTACGACCGGGCGCAGGAGAACAACGTCCAATTGACCGGAATCCCGAACGCGGGACAGGAGTTCAACTCGGCCGCGATGCAACTTCGCGACGACCAACAATTCAACGCCGACGTGCAGGGGATCGTCACTCCGAACGAGAGGGCAGTGCCCATGCCGAATCTCTCCAATGAAAGGGCAGTGCCCATGCCGAATCTCTCCAATGAAAGGGCAGTGCCCATGCCCAACGAAACGCTGGCGACGACGAACCTTCCCGACGAACCGGCGACGATGGGAACGGGCACCGGCATCGATGCGACCCGCAATATCTCCGGCCCTTCGGCGGCGCAGGGTGGTCCTCTTTCCTCGCGACCGGTTTGGTCGTCCCGCAACGCATCGGGAGGTCCGCTCCAATCCCCGATTGGTGCCGCCGACATGGAAGCGTTGAACGCGCTGGCGACCCCGGAAGGTCCCGGAGATCCGACCATGCCTTTTTACAATCAAGGCGGAACACCAAGCCGCGCACTCGTGATTCCCGAACAATATGGCGGAGGTATCGGACTCGGGGAGACACTCGATCAACAGTTCCGCCGCCGCTACCCGAACTTCTCGCGGCTCCTCGATCAAATGAGCCCGGCGAATCCTGCAACTGCTTCCCGCCCTTCGACCCGGGAAGTGGAGCGGGCGGGAAAGCAGATGCCCTCGATTCTTGACCGGCTTCGCAAAGGACGGATGCCCGGACTCGACGGACCCTCGCTCGCCCGGGAGGAACAAATTTCACGCATCGTCTGACCATGGCCGACCTCCTCGACACCTTCCTCACCGGAGTCCCGAACACCCCGTCCGGGACTCCCCAGATTTTCGGCAGCAACGCGGTCTCCCAGTCCGCGGCCCGGGGGATCGTGTCAAACCGCCTCGCCCGCACCACCTACCTCGCCGATGCGAAAGCCAAGCTCGGGGAGTTCCGCGACCGGGAAACGGCGCGCGCGCAAGGGCAGGCGGCGCTCGGACAGTTGACCGGGCTCGACCCCGTCAACGATCCCGACTACCTCAACAAGGTGCAAGGCATCATCGCCCGCAATCCAGGCGCGACGCTCGACGCCACGGTCAACAACTTCCTCAAGATCCAGGGAGACGCGTTCAACCGGTCGGACAAGTTCCGACAGGACGAAGCGGAGGAGCGCCGGTTGCAGCAACTCCAGGATGAGCGCGACCGGCGGGAACTGGAGTTGTCCAACGAGCGCACCCGCTCCGAACTCGGCATCCGCCGCGAAGCCGCGGTGCAGAACGAGATCGAGTCCCTTCCTCCGGGGCTCATGTCCCGCTTCACGGAATACCGGGATTCCGGCATGGACCAGACCCGCGCTCTGGCTGCGGTCAAGGAAGACGCGGAAACCGCCGGGGCTTTGTCCGAACTCGCCGACCTCGGGATCTCACCGGACGACGACGAGGTGCGGATGATTCCGGACCCCAACAATCCGAAGGTCATGCTCTCGACCGGTATCTTCGACAAACAGGGCCGCATCGACCCGGTCAAAGTGAACCGGATCAAAGCACAGGCTCGGGCCGAGCAGATCAAATCCAAGGAGGAAGAGTCCCTCCGGAAAGACGCCATGTCCAGCCTCCGCTACATCCAACGGGAACTCGAAAACCAGTTGATCTCCCCCGAGCGCAAGGACCAGTTGGAAGCGGCCGCAGCCAAATACTCAGAACTCGCCGGGATCGAAGCGCCTTTGACGGAAGCCCCGAAATCGGGTAATGTCACCCCGGCGAAGGGAGCGCCGGTCACGCAGGGCACGACCAAACTGGCTCCCCCGCCGGACACGTCCCGCACCGACCGCTTCCTTCCCCGATGAGCGAACTTTCCATTCCCCCGCTTCAAGAGCTTCTCGACCTCCCTGCCTACGGAACCCTCGCCCCCGAGAAGAAGCTCGAAGCGATCCGCAACTGGGAGAAGGAATCGATCAAGGCCCGCAACACTTCCGGGGATTGGAGCCAAACCGACTACGAACAGTTCGAGGTCGAAACCCGGCAGGCAAAGCAACGCGCTCTCGGTGTCGAGCCGCAGCCGCCCGATGTGATTAAAAAATCGTTGCTCGTCGAGAAAGCGGAGCAAGATAAGATCGACGGCATCCGCGAGGCGTTGACCGAAGTGTCCGCTGCAAAGCGCGAGCAGCGCGAGATCGATCGCCGCCGCGTCTTTCCCTGGATGCGCGAAGAAGGTGACGCCACCCGCGTCAATGAGTTGACCGGCCAGATCGAGCGGGTCACCTCCGAAGTCGGCGAGCAGAATCTTCGCGAAGCGCAGATGGCTTCCGACGTGCTCGACGGCAAGCGCGACGCGACCGTCTTCCGCGGCAAGGTCGTGGTCAATCCCGATCTCTACTTCGACCGGGACCGCTTCGTCGCCGCAGTCAACGGTGCCTCGGCCACCGAGAAGGAGAAGGCGAAAGCCCTCGCCACCTTTTACCGGGGCCGGGAAGCGGTTGCCGATGCGATGCTCCCGACCCTTCAAGGTCTCGGTGCCTTCCGCCAATTCGCGAACGAGTTCACCGCCACCAACCCCGATGCCACCAAAGGGCAGGTCGTCGAGGAGTTCCGCCGCAGTGGACGCGGCGAAGGAGAGAAGTGGTTCAACGCCCTCTCGACCGGCTGGCTCTCCGCCATGGAGGGGGTCGGTTACCTCGGCTTCGGCGCTGCCAAGATCAGCGAAAAGGTCGGGGAACTCTACGAGCGGGTCGGTCTCACGAAGACTGGCCAGAACATCCAGCAGACCGCACAGCGGGCGCAGCAGGAGATCCTTACCAACCCGGTTCTCTCCCTCCAAGAGACCGCGGAAGCGAAGCAGCAGATGGGCGAGCAGGCCCGCGCTCTCGGCGGCTACTCGACCGCGCAGGAGTTCGGCACCGTCGGCGGGCAGTTGGCCGGGCAGTTGGCGCTTACTATGCTGACCGGCGGGGCGGGCAGTGCGGCTAAAGCAGTGCTCGGGCAAGCGGCCAAGGGGGCCGCGACGACTGCGGTTGCCGAAGAGATGGCGAAGTCCGGGGTCAAGAAGTGGACCAAAGAATATGTCAAAAATCTGGTGGGTCCTGTTGGCACATTTGCCGGGGCTTCTTCCGCCGGTCCGGTTCTCTTCGAGGCATATCAGGGTGCCCGCACCCAACTCGCTGCCGAAGGACTCGTGGGCGAGGAACTCGAAGCCGCGGCCCGCAGCGAGGCACTGACCAAAGCCGTCCGCGCCGACATTATCACCCGCAGTATCACGGCTCTCTTCGGAACCAACGGTGCTGAGTCCGTCGCCAAGTTGACCCAGGTCGCCGCCAATCCGGCCGCGCGGGCAGCACTGAAAAAGACCGCGATGGAATATGCGGAAGAGGTGGGTAAAGGAACCGTGGGGGAATTTTTTGAAGAATCCCTCGACGAAGGGATCAACGGGGGCCTCGACGCCCTCCTCGAAAACCCCGACATGACTTTCGACGACTGGGTCAAGTCCACCGCTTTTGCGGGGACCGCCGGTGCTTTATTCGGGGGAACCTCGCAAGCCGTCACAAACCTGGCCGAAGCCGCGGTCAACGGAGTCCGCACGAGCCCGGTCATGGAAGCCCGCCGCGCTGCCGTCGAGAACCTCCGCTCCGCCGGGTTGCCCGAGACCGCTGCCGCGATGGAGGAAGCCAACGCCGTCGCCGAGCAGGAAGCAATCGACCTCGCCATCAACGAGATCGAGGCGAACATGGAACAGGACGTCACCCGGTTGACCGAACTGGACGAGGCGCTCGCTTCCATTCCCGATGGTGACGCACGCCGGGACACCCTCGTCGCCGAGCGGGACGAGATCAACGCCCGCATGACCAACCAGGCGGAGACCCTGCGGAACTACGATCCGGTCGCGACCGCCAACGTCGCCGTCGCCGACCTCGTCGACACCGGCATGGATGTGACCGAGGCCCGGGAGGCGGTGACGGCCGTGGTCAACCGCAAATACTCCCGCGTGCCCGTGTCGCCGGAAGCCCTCGTCGCCGAGGTTGTCTCTCAAAACACCCCCTCTGGTGAACAACAAACTGAATTGTCTCTCACCGGTGAACAACAAACCACAACCCCACAAGCCAATGAAGAAGGGATGCTCCAAACCAATGCCGAAGCCGGGCAAACCGGCCAAGCCCTACAAGAAGTGACCCCGGTCACTCCCGTCCCGGCGACCCCTTCGTTCCGCGCCATCGTGGGTCGCCCGGTCACCGTGGACGGGGAAGGTGGGGAGATCCGCATCGACGAGGAAGACGGCACCGTGCTCCTCGATCGCGAGGGGCAGACACCCATCATTCTCAGTCGCAACGCCGACCAGTCGATCACGGAAAGCGAGTTCGCGATTCAGATCGATGAAGAAGCAGAGCGCGACGCCGAGCAGGCGCGGGTTCTGCGCACCACGATCGGCGGGCGTCCGACCTCCCGCCCCATCGAGCGGCCCGCCCCGCGATCGACCTTTGTCCGGGAAGACGGGGCCATCGTCACCAACTCGACCGTGACTGACTTCGTCGGCGAGGGCGAGACCGAGGCGGGGGATTTGTTCGTGACCGTGCGCGACCGGCAGGGCAACGAGTTTGAACTCCACGGCAATGACGCTCTCGCTGTTGCCATTGCCCGCCGTGACACGGCCCGAGACGCAGACCTTGACACCGCCATTGAAACCACCGTCACCCAGGTCGCTGGTCCGACGCTCGACTTCGATCGAGTGCTCACTCGTTTGGTCGGACCCAAGACGGCGTTGCTCGAAGTGACGACCCGCGACAAACGCTCGACCAAAGGAATCACCCGCGAAACCGTTGATCGTGCTCTTGATGAATTGACCGAACTTGAAACCCAGATCCAGAATGAAAACTTCCCCGATGACATCCGCACCTCCCTCCTCGACATCGTCAACGACGCCTTCGACGATGTCGCCCAAGTCAGCCAACGCATCCCGCGGACTCCCGCTAGCGACACGACTCCGGCTCGCACTGCTCCCGCAGGAGGAACAGAAGCGACTGTTGAGCCAGCACCTCAAGCCGGTGAAGTAACTACCGATGTCGCTCCTACGCCAGATACCAACCTCCCGGATCAGGGGGTTCCGACCGAAGCTCCGGCAGGTGAAGTAACAACTCCTCCTGCGGCTACGCCCGGCGAGACGACGGGCAAGGTGCCTCGATCCTCGCAAGCACTGGTCGCGTCGCTCAATCGAATGGGCGTCTCGGTCCACTTCACAACGTCGTCGCAGTTGGCCGCGCTCACCGCCGAGCATGGGGCTCCGGTAGACATCAACGCCGGGAAGGTGTTCGGCTCGACGCGAAGCGGGTTGTTCACCGATCGCTCGGGGACCCCGCGCATCTACGTGTTGACCGACAACAGCAACAACACCAGGAAGACCCTCCTTCACGAAGCCCGCCACGCTGCCAACGCGATGGGTAAGAAAGCGAACCCGGAAGCACACGCCGCCGCGGTCGCCGCGCTGCAAAACTCGCCGGACCTATTGAAAGCAGCGGCGAAGAAATACCCCGGCTTTGCCAAGCTCTCGCCGGAGCGGCAGTTGTCCGAAGTGCTGTCGATGATTGCCGATGGAAAGCTCGACTCGCGAACGATTCCTTCCGAGATCATGCGCTTCGTCGAAGCAGTCCTCGCCGCTCTGCGTGGCTCCGTGCTGGTGTCCGAAGTGTCCGAGATCAATGGATACTTCGCAGATCTCTCCGCCCTGCTCGCCGCGAATCCGGTCCCCGCAACTCCCGCCCTCGACACGGAGACCGCGAGGATCGCATTGGAGGCGACGGGCAACAATCCCGCCGCCCGTGCCGAGATCGTCGGTGCCTTGACTCCCGAGCAGCGGGCGGAATTGGGGGTTGACGAATCCGTAAACATGCCCGATTCTCCGGGCATGCCCCAACTTGACTCTCCCGGAATGACGCGTCGACAAGAAGCACTCGACGCCGGGCTCGATCGGCGAACCGCCGATGGTCTTGGCGCTGCCGTTGATCTCGGAAACATGATGCGCGAGTTGGCGGCTCGGACTCCCGAACAAGTTCGCCAAGATCACGTCCGCATTATCGAGGAGGATATGGATCGGTTTCCGAAAGGGGCTCCGCTTCACGGGAGTGCTTTTGAAGTTTTCATCCCCGCCGGGGGCCAACAGGTCGACGTTCGACGCAAGGGCGGGAAGATCGAGGTTGTCGCAGGGGACCCGTCATGGACCCCCGCAGGGGAACCCAAGCCCAAGCAAGCTTTCAAAAAAGGAGTGGTCATCGAAACCTTTGACAGCACCCGCGCTCTCGTAGATCGCATCCGCGGACCCGTCCCCGATGTGACCCCTCCCGCGGAAACCCCCACGCAAGAAGACCAGTCCCCCGTTGACCCGGTTCCGCTGGACGCCAGCCCCGTGGGTCCCCGAACTTCCACCACCCCGGAAGGGAAGCGCCACGCCGAACTCGAAGCGAAGTTCAACGCAGGCACGATCACGCCGGAAGAAACCGCCGAGGCGCAGCGATTGGTCGAGCAGCGTGCGAAGGAATCGGGTCTTCAAAAAGCATACCGAGGGCAAGACACGGATGGTGCCCCTCGTATCACGGAAGCGGAAGATGACTACCCGGGGATATTTTACGCCGAGGGGGAGAAGCACGCTTCTTTTTATGGCCCGTTGGTCTCCCCGGCATTTTTGGACCTCGGTCCTCGTCCGAAAGAAGTCACGGTCAAAGAGTGGGGGGCTGGCATCGCACCCGGAGAGGAAACCAGTGTCGTCATCGAAAGCCAAGGCACCCAAGATTCCTTTCCGTCCCTTAGCGGAACCCTTTTCCCGACACGCACGTTTGTCGTTCGCGACCCCAACCAGATCAAATCCGCGGAGCCCTTCACCGGCGTCCCCCTCGACGAGCGATTCAATCCGGCGAGTGATTCGATTCTCGAAACCGCCCCGCAGTTGTCCTACACCCCCGACTCCGAATGGGGCGAAGTGGTCAACATCCTCGTGAACCGCGCCCTTGCCAAATACCCCGGGCTGAACGCGACGATCGACACGACGATCCCCACCCCGGCCCGCACCCTGGGAATCCAGATCGCGGTGAACCCGGTCGAGATGGCGACCTACACCGCCGGGATGAGTGAGGCCGACGCCGCGGCGACGATTGACAAGATCTTCCGGCACGAGGCGACACACCGTCACGCCGTCGCCGAGGTGGGTGACCAGACCGTCCGCGACTTCGCGAACGCCATGACCGCGGACGAGCGCCTCGACGTGGCTTCCCATTACCTCCACCGCAGCGCATACCCCACCGACGAGGCGTGGATGAAAGCGGTCGACGATTTCACCGGCGACAACCCGAACATGAGCGAGGGCGAACGCCGGGTGCGCCGTTACCGACTGGGGCATGAAGCCCTGCGGATGCGTGTCGAGCGGTTCACGACCGGGTTCACGACCGAGGAGGACCTCGCTTTCATGCAGATGAACCCGGGCAACTTCGCCCGGTTTGTCCGCTACCTCCGCAGCTACCTCAACCGACTCCGCGAGTGGCTCGCCGCACGCAAGGACCCCGTCATCGGGGTTGAGGTCAAACGTCTTGCCCGCCTTCTCGACACGATCGAGAATGGTCCGCAGGTCGATCGAGGTGAAGCGCCTTTCTCTCTGGGCACCAGTCCGACAGAGATGAGCCCTTCCGATGCCCGCTACCTGGAACTTGCGAAAGATCCCGAAGCGAACCGCGAGGAGTTGCAGCGGATGGTTGATGAGGCGGCGCGGGCGGCGGGGTATACTGTCGGCCCCGTGTGGCACGGGACCAACCAAAATATAACCGAGTTTGAAGCCCGAGTCGGTCCGCGAACGGCGGGAGAAGGTCCTGATGTAAAACCTGCGATCCATTTTTCTGCTAACAGAAAAGTATCTGAGGGAGCCGCGATGCTTGCCTCTAACTTCGGACGAAACGGGAAGCCAGTCGTCAAAAGCTACTATCTGAAAGGTGCTGAACTTCGCTCAGATGTTTCGACCGACGAAGAATACCGAGTGGAAAACCCCAACCAAATCAAATCCGCCGACCCCATCACCTACGACGAATCTGGCAACGTCATCCCGCTCTCGCACCGCTTCAATCCCGAGAGCGACAGCATTCTCTACGCAGCACGCCGCGGCTTCTACAACCGCCCGAAGGCCGGAACCTACCGGGCAGGCGGCGCTTTCTCCGCAGCCGGTTGGTGGGACCAGCGTCTTTACAAGATGCTGGAAGCCTCGCGCGGTGCTTACCAGGCGGAGATGAAGATGGTCGAGATCTGGACCCGGCAGATTTCCCGTGCGGTCAAGACGGCGTTCAAAGCCGACCCCGCCGCAGGGTTCGCGCTGGTCAACACGGCACTCGGAAACGTCGACAACCGTTTGACCGAAGCCGACGTCGCCGCGATCAAGGACATCAAGAAGAAGGGACTCGCCTCCGCACAGTCCGCCTACATGACCGCTCGTGCGCAGGCGAATCAACTCGACGCGGCCGGGATGCGCGCCGACGCAGCCCTCGCCCGGCAGGACGCCAAGGTCGCGTTCAACGCTGCCGTCGCCGCCTACAAGCAGGCCGCGACCGATTACGAGAACACCGCCCGCGCCAACGCCCGAAACCTCGCACGCGTCAACCAGGCAAACGCGCTGGCCCAGTTGCCCGTCGAGATCCAGGAGACCGTCAAGGATCTCCGCAGCCGGGTGGACCAACTCTCCAATCGCATGATCTCCGAGGGCAACCTGTCCGACGAGTTGAAGGCGACGATCACGGAGAACCAGGGTCTCTGGCTCCACCGCTCCTACGAGATCTTCGACGACCCGAACTACTCGACGTGGATTCGTGAGCAGCGGGACCCCGAAGCGGTGAAGCGCCGCAACCGTGCTGTCACCTACATCCGCAGCGACCTCGAACGCCGGGAAGCGGCCAAGTTGATCGGCAAGGGAATGAACCCCACCGCGGCAAAGGTGCAGGCGAAAGCCAACGTCACCGACGCGATCGTGCAAGACGTCCTCGAAGATTACCTCATGGTCGCCGACGGCGGATCGAAGCATCTCATCACCGGTAGCACGGTCTCGAAGGAGACGGCGGCGTTGATGAAGCGCGGCACGATCCCGCAGGAAATCATGGAACTCTGGGGCCGCTACGACGACCCGGCGGTGAACGCGGCCAAGTCCATCGCGGCGGTGTCCCAGTTCCTTTCGATCAACCAGTTCTTCCACGAAGTCCTCACCCAAGGGGAAGCCGATGGCTGGCTCATCAAACCCACCGCCGGGGTTCCAAAACAGGATCGCCAAGGTAACCGTCTCGTGGAACTTTTTCCCGACGGCACGACCGGGCGCTTCGGCAACACCGCCTCGAACCAATACGCCCCGCTCGCCGGGTATTGGGGACCCGCAGAACTGGCCGAAGCACTCAAGCAAACGATCGACGACCGCGGCGGACACAAGTGGGTCCAAGCCTTCGTCGCCCTCACCGGATACTCGATGGCGTCGAAGACCGCCCTCTCGATCCAGAGCTTGAACCGGAACTTCCTCGGCAACATTCTCCCCACCATCTTGAACGGGAACATGACGGTAGTCCGCCCGGGAACTTACAAGAAAGCCGCCCGCCTCTCGGCCATCCACATGAACCGGCTCATCGGTGGGGACACCACGCTCGCACTCACCGGCGGTCCTGCCACCAAGGCGGAGTTGGCCGAGGTCGAGCGCCTCGTCGCGCTCGGTGTGCTCGGTGACAACGTGACCCAGAACCTCATCAACGAATTGACCGGCGGGCTCGGATCGGACAAGAAAGCGATCGGTCTCAAGGCCAAGATCATGGGTGCGAAGTGGATCAGCAAAGCGGTCACCAATCCGGCGAAGGCGCTCTACGACAACGCCGGTCGCGCCTACTCGGTTCCCGATGATTTCTGGAAGGTGGTCAACTTCTACGGGGAACAGACCCGCGTGAAGGAGTTCCGCCCGAGCGCGACCCAGGACGCGATCGACAAGGAAGCGGCGGAGATCGTGAAGACGACGATGCCGACCTACTCCCGCGCCCCGGAGGTGGTGAAATTCCTTCGCCGCCAGCCCATCCTCGCCCCCTTCATCACCTTCCCTTCCGAGATGGTCCGCATCTCCTACGGCCAGATGATGACCGGCGTCAACCAGATCAAGGAGGGGCAGCGCACCGGCAACAAGGCGCTCCGCAAAGCCGGACTCCTTCGCACTTTCTGGCTCGGGGTTCTCGGGGCTTCCTTCTACTCCGTCCCGATGGTGATGCGTGGCATTCTCGGCTTCGACCAAGAAGACGAGGACGACCTTCGCGAGCACCTCGCCCCGTGGCAGAAGAACGCGACGATCATGCTGCTCCCCTCCGAGGACCGTAGCAAGGGGATCAACTACATGGACGTCTCCTACATGAACCCCTACGACGTGCTGTTCCGTCCGATCCGCAGCATTATGAAAAACCTGCGGGACGACGATGTCACCGGCTCTCAGGTGGCTCTCGATGCGGTGATGGAAGCGGCCGACCCGGTTCTCTCGGAACAGATCCTCTTGAGCGCCATCCTCGACGCCCGTGCGGGCAAGACCGCGACCGGTCGCCCGATCTGGGAAGAGAAGGATGACCCGATCACCAAGCTGACCAAGTCCGTCGCCCACGTCACACAGCAGGCACTCACCCCGGGCACGATCACGACCGGGCAACGGATCTTCAAAGCAGCCGACGCGCAGGTCTCCCCCAGTGGGATGTCCTACGAACTGGCGAACGAGTTGTCCGCCGTCCTCGGTCCCCGTGTCTCGACCCTCGACGTCAAGACGACGATGCGGATTGCCGGGGGTCAGTTCCGCGGCGACACCCTCGACGCCCGCAACGTCTTCACCCGGGTCGTCAAGAGCCGGGGGACGCAGGACGCCGATGCCATCCTCTCTTCCTACGTCGAGGCGGATGAACTCATGTTCCGCGCTTTCCGGGATCTCCGGGAGAAATACGTCGGGGCGATCGAGCTAGGCACCATGACCCGGGCCGAGGCAATCCAGAGCCTCACCAACTCCGGGCTCTCGAAAGCCGCCCTCGGGGATTTGCTTGCCAACCGCTACCGCCGCATCGAACTTCGTCGTGAGGATTTGGCCGACGTCAAACGCGAGGGTGAGAAACTCGGCCAAGACCGCGTCTCCCTCTACCGGCAAGCCATCGACTCCGTCCCCCCGATTCGCCCCATCTCCGAAGATACCCGACAATGATCACCGTGACCGACCTCGTACCCCCCGGCGGCTGGCAATACACCGAAGCAGCCACCGGCTACCAGATGGCGAGCCTCGATCTCGGGGCCTTGAAAGAGCAGATCCGCCTGCACCGCAAGGGCAATGGTCTCGATCTCTCGGACGGATGGTGGGATCGGGTGCAGGCGGAAATGTGCGCCGCGGACGCCAGGTTCCGGGAGCGCCACTGCGACCCTAACGCCGTCGCCCCGGTGACCCGCCGGGGCTTCGTTGCCGACGACCTCTTCAAGTTCTTCAAGACGATGAAGGCGTGGGGGAGAAACAAACGATTCCAGCCCGTCGCCCCGGAAGTCGCCGAAGCCCGCCGTGAGATCTGCCGGACCTGCCCAAAGAACATCGAGGTGAAGGGATGCACCGAGTGCCAGGGAGCCCTTCGCTGGCTCGCCGAGTTCATGTCGAAGGACGCCGCCCGCGCCGAGGACGGGCTCAAGAACTGCGGCGTGTGCCGGTGCGTCCTGCGCCTCAAGGTGCTGGTCCCGGACGAGGCGTTGATCGAGACGGTCAACGCCGCCGAAGATTACCCGGAGCATTGCTGGATGCCAAAAGCCGAGAAGGTGAAGTAACAACAGCGCCGTCTCTCCGGCTGTCACGAAAATACTGGCGAGGGCGAAGCGTCACTCGCTCAGATCAATGGGATTACGTGGTCGCTTCCTACGGTCATGGGACATCACCTCCTTCCTTCATCTTCTCAAGGGCGAAGCCGATGCCGAGCGAAACAGATCCGACACCTTCGTAATTCCGGTCGATTCGAGTGACGATCTCAAGATCCAGTTGATAGAGATCCTCCTGCCAAACCAGCTTGCCAATGAAGACGGGGATGTCAGCAACCGGGCGGGGACGGGTGATGTCGATCTCGACGACGGTGCCGTCCTCGTCTTCTTCCCGGCCCACCTCTTCGTAGTCCTGGTTGTAGACCCACACGAGGTCGCCGAGTTCGAGTTCCTCGCCGTTAATATCTTTCAGTGAGAACTCGATGTTCATCCCTGACAATGCTGTTGGTAAAATTTCACCGCTTCCGGGTGCGCCTCGATCGTGACGCCGGTTCCCCGGAGGAAGAGACCCTCGCTCGTTCTCGCGCGGCTGAGGGCGACGTAGGCTTGCCCGGGGGTGAAGCAGCGCGAGAGGTCGGTCTCGACCTTGTCGAGGGTCATGCCCTGCGAATTGTGGTTCACGAACACCCCTCCAATGAACACGTGTTCTTCCGGCACTTCAATGTCCATCATCTCCGCATACTCGCGATCGATGCTTTTGACCTTGTCCACGAAACCGCCGGATGTTGCGCGAAGCACGTCTTCTTGCTCGATAGGAAACTCTTCGGCAAACCGGGCGAGCGCGGTGTCGGTCAACGAGGACACCCCGCATTTAACCCGGCTAAGATACCCCCGCCAATCAGCATACTTCGATGAGATCCGACCCCGCGAGTCTTTATCTAGCCCTGCTTTGATCTGTTCCAAAATCACCTTTCCGTTGGGGAGTCCTCCGTAATTGTTTTTCGGGGTCCGACACCGAGCCGACCGTTCCCGCAGCACTTCCGCTCCTCGCTGCTTACGTGCCACGGAGAACCCTACTTCGCGACACCAGTCTGCGATTGCTGGTCCCATAACTGTCACTCGCTGCGCTTGCCCGACACGAGAAATGCTCGACACAACTCCGAGGTTAGCCAACAGTTCTTGCGCCGATCGGATCAAGTCTCTCGACATACTGGTAAAATGAATTCCTGCTTTATTGGCCCCGCCATCCGTGTCAAACAACCCCTGCAAGTACGCGGCTTGCGACGCGATTGGAGACTGGTAGATCACCTCCGGAGTTGCCTTGCCCGCCGCTTTATTGTATCCCACCCCCAAGAAAAGTAGGAAGTCCCTCACGCCTTTGCTGTGGAAGTAAACGAGGGTCGCTCCTGGCACTGCTCGCCTTGTTACCGCCACCCCAAAAACATCCGTGGCTATTTTCTCAAAACGATCAATCACTTCCGAGTCAGGATTTGTTATGTCAACTCGCCCGTCTCTCTGGTCAGTAACGCACCCGTCCCCGAGAACGGCTCCTATCAACCACGCTAATTCAGGAGTCATCTCCGAAGGAACCCGGTAATCCTTGCTCGTGTGATACTGCTCACGGAGGACGAATGAATCAATTCTGCCTACCCCTTCGGCCCGCGTATTGGTTCGAAGTCGCACATGGTCCCCGAGGCGCAGGTCCGGGGCTTTGACCCACTCTCTCCCACTTTCGCGGTAAACCATCAACGGATGTCGCTCCGAACAAAGTAACGAGTATCCACGCTCAGTAGTAATCCGATAGCCTAACTCTCGCCCGCTCACGTAGCTACCTGACACATCTCTTTCTTGAGTCTCCCCGAAAACCCGTAGCCCTTCTGGCTCCCTTACCACTTGGCTCATTTTCAAAAGCCCTTTGGTCGTGGGTATTCGAGTGTCCGCAGCGACGCACTTGTGGATCGTGACGGCGCGGGCGAGGCGCAGGGGGAACTGGGCTCTCCGGGCGACGATGACGCCACCCTTCTTGAACTCCCACTCCTTCCGCTCGATCAACTCCTCGCGGCCGTTGTCGAAGCGAACCCGCACCCCCGCCATCCCGGCCCCGATGACGTGACCCATCGATCCGTTCACGAGCCCGCCGCGGGTGTCGAGGTTGACCAGCAGCATGACCCGGGCACCGGGCTTGATCGAGAGGACGGTGGGGGCGAGGCAATCGCGCTCGATCTGCTTCACGAAGTTCTCGTGCTTGCCCTCGTCCCGCGCCTTCAACTCGATCGCGGCACCGGGGAGATCCCGCAGCATGGCCCGGTTGACCTGGTCGCACTTGTCGTTGTGGGTGTGCAAAATGCAAGCCGGTCGCGTCGGGTCCGGGTCCTCGGCGGCGAACCGCTCGCGCAGAAAGTCCTCGACCTCGTCGTTCATCCGGTCGAAGCGGATGTGGTTGAGGACCCGGCTGAACCGCTCCTCTTCCTGCCGGAAAACTTTCGTGAGGAGGGCGACCTCGATCCCGGCGTCTTCCCACGCCTTCGCCTTGAACGCGAACTTGGCTCGACCGCTTCGATCAACCGGACTGCACTGACAAAAATCGCCACAAAATACCATCTGCAACCCACCGAAGGGGCGCTCATCCTGCCGGGCGAGGCAGAGCACGGCGTCAAGGAGGTCGAGGGCTTCGGACGAGAGCATGGAGATCTCGTCGATGATGATCGTCTTCGCCGCGATCATGCGGGCGAGGGTCTGGTCACCCCACTGCCGGGCGCGACCCTCCAGGTTTCGCACCACCTCAGCCGCGGTGTGTTCCATGATGCCAATCCCCGACCAACTGTGAATGGTCTCGCCCCCGATTTGCAGAGCGGCGACTCCGGTTGACGCGGCGACGGCGGGGCCGATCAACTCGATGACCCGGCGCATCAGGGTGGACTTGCCGGTCCCTGCGTTGCCGGTGATGAGCAGGTTCTTTCCCTGGACGATCTTGACCAGAGCGAGTTCCTGTTCGTCGGAGAGTTCGGGGATTTCGGTTTCCTCGGGGGCGGAGGTTTCAATCATCATTCAGAAAGGTAGGCTTCGGTCATGTCGTCGACGTAGTCGTAGTGGGCGGCGCTGCATAAGCAACGGGATTCCCCAAGTTCCTCGGTCAGTGCTTCGAGTTCGTCGACCAAGTTGTTGGCACACCAGGTCCCGTCGTTGCGGTGAAACTCGACCATGTGTGCATCCCAAGAAGCGGGGACTTTGACCGGGTATTCAATCGTGAGACGGACAACCACTTTTTTACAAACCAACCCGCACGTTTCCAAATGGAAATCACCGATCGGCTGGTGGCAGTAGAAACACCGAGGCAGATCGGAAGCGGGTCTCATCGCTTTCTCGGTGACAACAAAGGGAGATTTTTTGGGTGGGTCAATCATGGTAGCCGAGCAAATAGGAAGGGGAGACGAGGAGGGCGGCGGCGAGTGCGAAGAGGTTGGCCGGGGCCGGAACCCGGCGACCACACTCGAAGTGGGAGATGTTGTCCGGCGACAGGTCGGTCTGCTGCGAGAGATCCTTCTGGCTCCAACCCCTCGCTTCCCGCACCTCGCGCAAACGGGTGGCGAGGATCTCGGGGTCGAAGGAGTCGCGGGCGGGGGATGAATAGCGAGGTGGCGGGGGTGCTTTCATAAAGTGGGGTCAGTTGCATCGGCGTTTCATTACGCACTCCCCGCAGTGGTCGTCGTTCTCGCCGGGGTTGGCATGGCAGGCGTTGATCTCTTCAAGGGTCATGTCCTCGCAGTCCTCGTCGTAATCCCGACAGGAGGGTTCTTCGGAAAAGGAAATGAGAAATACCGTCTGCCGATGTGCGACAGAGTCCCCGATCTTCCCTTGCGGGCAGCGGTCCGTTTTGCATTGGGCTCTCATTATTTTGAAAAAGGTGAAGCGGGCCGGAATCGAACCGACCTGGAACCATCCGGCTCCGTTCACCAGATTTTGCCGCTTCATTTAAAACTGTTGTTACTTCACTTCCCGATCACGCTTGCCGGGCATCCCGATTCTTGACGCCCTGCCACCAGGCGAGGGCACGGAGCCAGAGGGGTTTCTTCCACGGGGTTCCGGTGGTCTGGGACACCCGGGAGGCGCAGCCGACGGCGACGTTCAACAACAGGTCGAAGACGGATGCCGGGGTCTGCTCGGGGAAGACGAGGTCGAAGCGGCGACGGTGGTTGTGAACCCCCATCATGTGCTGCATCGCTTTGAAGTCACCGGGGTCCCACGTCTCGATCTCCGCCTTGACCGCACCATCGGTGGTGGGCCGCACGGTGATGGAGAAGTTGACGTGAGGGACGGTGATGACTTCCTCGGGGTCGAATTGTTCGGGGGGTTCGTTGTTCATCGGTTCTTGGGTTTCTGGTGACGGACTTTGACTTTGACAATCTTCTTCGCGCCGGTATAAAGGCGGCGACCGGTGTTCTTGACCCAAGGGACCAGGTTCGAGAACTTCGGGGCGGTCGGGTAGAGGGGCGGCTTGGGCGGCACCACTTCCCCCGGCTCGGCACGGACAACCAGATACGGATTGCCATCGGGGAAGAGATCCCCCCACGCTTCACGAGGGGCGAACCACTGGATCTTGCCGATGGCGAGGCCGAGGGCAAGGAGGGCCTCGTGACGTGGGGCACCGAGGGGGCTGTCGAGCCAAGGCCAGTTGGTCAGACAGGCCCCACCACCTGCCGTCTCCTTGAACTCGGGGGCAACCCGGTCGAGGAGGGCGCGGATCGTGGGCTCGTGGGTGGCGAGAGCTTTCTTGCCGAAGGGGAAGGAGATGTTCCTCGCCTGCACGAGCAGGATGGAATCGTCCTCGCACTCGTCGGCGGGAATCTCGATGACGAGGGGCATGAGATCATCGATCTCCTCGGCGGTGATGGGGTTGGTGGGGGTGGGGTTCATGGTTCTTGAGTAGAAGTTGTTTCTTTGGGACTGAAAAATCTGCCTATCTTTCCGCACTTCGATCCGAAGAGGGCATCGAAGAAATCACCCCCACGTTCTGTGCTGCACAGTCGAGAGCCCACTTCGTAAGTTTTCCCTGTAACTACGTCCGGAGCCGACATTCGCATCTTTCGATGACATCGATACCCATTGTCCCATCGGGACCAACGAGAATGAGTGCAGTCAACACATGGGCGAAGTTGTCTCATTCAGATTTCAAAGCGATGATTTTTTCCATGGCATCCGGTTGATCGGTCCAGACGGCGAGCAGCGCGTCCACCCACGGCTCCTCTTCGCGTCCGCGAAGGTATCGCCAGAGATCATCCGCGACCCCCTTCCAATCGGCGATTTCCGGGGCGCGGTAGCGGTTCTCGTCCGCCTGCGCTTTGAGGGTGAAGATGAGGTTCTCTTCTTCCTCAGGGATGAGGGTAAGAAGCTGATTGATGACGACGGTCAGGATTCTCATAGCTGGGTCAGAACGTGGATTTGCGAAGGAAGGAAGCGCCGAAGTAGCCGGTCAGGTAGTTGCGCTGGCCTAGTCCAAACCGCTCGTCATCGGGCTTGTATTCGTGGAAGCGGACGTTCTCGCGGGCGAGGTCGTCGAGCTTCTTGATCGCTGCGGCAACCCCTTCCTCCCGGCCGCGGGCGAAGGCGGCGGCTTCGCCACTCTCCTCGATCGGGATGGTGACCGGGTGATCTTCCGCCCCACCGGTCGGCCCGGTGACCCCATCGGATGCAGGGGCACCGGGAAGCGTGAGCCCCTCGTGTTGCAGGATGCCCAGGTAGAGAGCGCGGGCGGCGCGCTCGACGAAGTCGGAGGAGACCATGCGACGCAGATCCTCGGGGCGATCCATGAACCCAAGCTCGAACAGAACCGACGCTTTCTCGGTGCCGGTCAACACCGTGAACCGCGCCTCCTTGTCCGGGTCCCCGTCCTTCATGTCGTAGCGGGTGGTCCACCCGGCGAACTCCCCGGCGTAGTGGGAGAGGAGCGAGGTGGCGAGCTTGTCGCTCTCCGTCTGCCCCGGGGTGGTGAAGCACTCGAACCCGGTGCCCCCGCCAGCGTTGGCATGGATGGAGACGAGCTTGGCTCCGAGAGTGTTCGCGAACTTCGCACGATCGGCGAGGGGGATGAACTCATCCCGGCTGCGGGTTCTCCCCAAAGTGGTGAACCGGTCATCTGCTTCCATCAAAGAGAATAGTTTGATCGACACGTCGAGGACGATCTTCTTCTCCGCATAACTAACCCCGTCAACGGTTCCGACGGCACCGGAGTCGGAACCCCCGTGTCCAGGATCGATGACGTAGGAAATCTTGCGATTGGTAGTAGACGTGGCGGGAGGGGTAGGTGTGGTGCTCATGGGTGTGTTGGAAAGAAGGGACTCGAACTCGCGGACGGCGTCGAGGGAGAGCCACGGCAGAATCTCCCCGCGCAGGATGGGGCCGTGATGGCGGATGGTGAAGCGCAGGAGGCGGGCGCAATGCTCGATCGCGTAGGCGGGGATATTCTTGGTCATCCACTGGAAGTCGTAGCCGGACTCTCGCATACCAATCCACGGATCGAGATCAACGCCCCGATCCGTGGCGTGACGATTGAAGCTCTCGATCAACGAGGCGTCGAAATTGACGGAGTTCGCCGAGCACTGGAAGATCCCCGCCTCGGTCGTCTCCGGCTTGTTGCTCGACGGGTTGGTGACGTCGCGACCCTCGTTCCAATCCCACGACGACTCGAAGCCGCCGAGGACCCGAAGGACTTCGCACATGATGGCGCGGCGTCGGGTGAGGTCGGGCTTGGTAAATCCTTGGACGATGTCCCACTTCCGCCCTCCTTGGTGAAGCCACGAATAGATACCGGGCTCCTCGGCTCCGCCGTAGCCAGGTCCGAACATGTCATCCGGAAGATCGCGCATCGTCTCGACAAGGATTTGAATGAAACCGAGCGGGGGGATGCCGCGGTTATGAACTTTGGAAAAAATGGCGGGGTAGACGTAGGGATCGATCATGGGTGTTGGGTCAGGGGTTTGGGTTAGGAAGGGGAGCCACTGCCCGTGGGGTTTTCACCCACATCCCCCTGCAAAGACAGGGACGCTGGTTTCTCGGGGTCTCCCCCGTCGCCGGTATTCATTCCCGGTTGCGACAGGGCAGTGGCAAGTGTTTCGCGATCCGCATCGGTCAAGTCACCGAGGGATTCGATGAGTCGAATGGTGTCGGCAAGATGCCGACGAAGGGCCTGATACTCACTGGCATTCGGGATGAGACTCCGAGTAATCAAAGAGTCCAGCGATTGCAACCGCTCGGTCACTTTGTCGTAGACGCGGGCAACCAACGCCTTCTTCACGCCAGCCGCGATCTCGAAAAAACTATCCGGACCGGCAAGCTGCGAGTAGCCGAGGTGAAGTCCCAGGTCCACCACGGGAATTTCTCGGTATGACCGGGCACTGAAACGAAAGTCAGATGGCGTGAGCATGGCGAGGTCAGGGTTGGGTTTGTTATCCGATCATCCGGCCCGCCTGTTCGGAGGTCAGGTCTTCCCATCGGATCGAAGTGGACTTGTCACCGTCGTTGTAGGTCAGCCCGGTGCGGTTGACCTCGGTGATCCGGACAATGCGTTTCGCGTCGTCGGGGTGTGGGACCCTGGTGCGGAGTCGTGCCTTGAGGCGCTGCTTGATGGCTCGGGTGGTCATGGGGTCAGTAACATTCAGATCCGTCGCCGCAGTAACCGCAAACGCACTCTCGTTTGGGTGCCGTCGGAACTTCCGGGGTCTCCTGCGAATAAGGCCGACGATATGACTCGTAGTCGAGGGCGCTCAACACGCGGCGGAGATCACTCGGATCAACCGTGATGACCCGATCGCTGCCGCCGATCTGAATCTCGACACAGCGGGTCATTTCCGTGATCCGGAGCGTGTCGTGGGGGTAGCTGTTGTGGCTGTCCCGGATGATTGGAATTTCAAAAGTCATAGGTCAGCCGGTTCACAAAAGAGTCCCACTTCGACGGGCGTTCTTGAGACAACCGAACGCTTGCGAGAGACGTTGGCGCTGCGACTTGTTCTTCCCCTTGAAGGGGGTTCCCTTGCCGTTGCCGTGACGAACGCCATTGCGATGCGCTGCGGCCCGGCGAAGTTGTGCTTCCCGCTTTGCGGGCGTGAGTTGACTGAGACGGAATTGATTCATGGTAGGGTAGTAGTTGGCTTCGGAAAGAGGTGAAGCCAGTAGCGCGGTCTCGGTAATCAGCCGACATCCTGCGCTCGTTTTTGCCCCTCACCGATTAAGTGACTGGCTTCGGAAAGAGGCTCGCACGAAACTACGAATCCGTCAACCATTTATTGTAGAAAAAAAACACCCGGCAGAGGGTGAACTCTGCCGGGTGCCTTAACCCTAACCTGACTTGGTCGTAACTTCGTCGGTGCTGTGATTGTGGAGGATGGGTCGGTTCCTGTCAACCCCAAATTACGGGGCCGCGTGGGTGATGGTGCGCCGGATCGGCTTGGCCGGGTAGCCGAAGGGTCCGGGCGAGACGAGGAGGTCAACACTCTCCGCCGTGGCGTTGGTGATGTCGACGTAGCAGGTGCCGGTCGCCGAGGCAACCCCACCGGTCAGCGTCGCCGAGCCCCAGGAACCGTTCGCCATGGTATCGGTCGAGGCGTAGGCGTTGCCCGCCGTGCCGGTGACCTTCGAGGTCACCACCATGGTGTCCCCGGCCCCGTCAACTGCCGTCACAACAGCCGAGGTATCGGCGGTGATCGCGGCGACCAGTGCGGTGATCGCATTGGCGGCGGAACAGTCGGTCCCGGCGGTCGTGGTGCCGAGCGTCGCGGCGTCGAACACGTTGGTGCCCGCCGTGAAGTTCTCGGTCGTGACAATCGAGTTGCCGACGGTGCCCTCGATCTTGGCAGTGAGGACGCAGTTGTTCCCCGAGAACGCCGCGGCGGTGACGAGGGAGTTGGCGGTGTTGACCGAGTCGGTGCCGTTGATGGCGGCAACGATCGCGGCCTGTGCGGTCGCAAGGTCGGTGCCGACACTGATCTCCCCCTCCGCATTCGCCGTGCCGTTGGCAACGAACACATAGGTCCGGGTGCCGATGGTCATGGTGTTGAGCGCGGTGGGTTGGGTGTCGATGGTCAGCGTGCCCTGGGCCGCAGCCATGGAGGCGGCGATGTTCACGGCGACATTCGATCCCGTCGCCGCGGCTCCCGCCACGAACTCGTAGACGCGACTGCCGATCGTGGCGGTCTCTCCGTGGATGACGGCACCCCCGACGGTGAGGGTGCCGGTGGCCGCAGCCGGGAGAACCGGTGCGATGACCAACTCTTTGGTGGCGGTGACCGTTTCCACGGTGACCGTGCCAAGAGCCGTGGCGAGGGTGGCGTTGTCCGCATCCCCGAAGCCGTCGAGGTCCGCGACTTTCACGCGGAAGCTCGGTGCCGGGGAAGTGGTCTGCCCACCTCCGCCTCCCACATCCTTGCGGTGCAGGGTGATTTTGACCCGGGACGCTGCCCCGGTATCCCCCGCCGTGATAACGGCGGTCCTGATCTCGTAGTTGTTGATCGCTGGATTCATAGCGTCTCAAAACTACCCGATCAGGACGGGATTGTAAACCGGGGAATCAGCGGCGCTCCTCCTCGAACTTCTCCCACTCCGCCATGACCCGGTAGGCGGTGAGTTCGGAGATCAACTCCTCCCGCTCCTGTTCCCAGGTTGAGATCGAGTCACTCACCTTCCGCGCATGGTAGACGGCGAACAGGGCGAAGGCGACCATGAAGATCGTGAAGTAGATCGGGAGCATGGCGACGATGGACGCCTCGATGCGGAGGCGGAACTCATACCAGAAACGTCGGGTGAAGAGGATTCGGATCTTGGTTTTCATTTCAGATTTTGCCGATGCGGCGGAGGATGACGAGGAGGTTGAGGACACACGCGATTGCACTGAAAGTGATCGAGAGGGCGATGATGATTTCTTCTTTGGTGGTCATTCGGTTTCAGGGGTGGTGTACTGCTTCTTGTAGGTCTCCCACTCCACGGTAGCCCCGGAGTCGAGCCACTGGTGGTAGAGGCGGAGGTTCTTGACCAGGTTCACGAGGGTGATCTTGGCAGGCACGTTGTCGGCCGCGACGGTGTGGACGTAGGAGAGCAGGTCATCCCACGCCACGAAGTCGGGGCCGGTCTTGGTGATCTTGCCACCGCCCTGCTTCGGTGCCGCGGGGGCGGGATCCCCTTCCTCGGTTTCGTCCGGAGCGTCGCCGCGGGCTTGGGCTTCCCCCCACTCCATCAATTCGATGAGGGACACGTCGAGGGGTTCATCGCGAACCCGGGACCAACGGAGGGAGAGCGTGCCACCTTCGCGATTGTCGAGGGAGGCGATGAGATAGCGCCCATCCCGGACGAGGTCGGGGCAGGAACGTTGCAACGGAGTTTCGGTTACGGGTGTCATGCGTTGAGCCAGATCAGGAGTTTCGCGAAGAGGATGAGCGCCGCCAACAGGAGAAGGGCGGCGAGGTAGTTGTCGAAGTATCGAAGGAAGTGGTTCATGGGATCAGGGTTTGGGGGTGACTTTGATGATGGTAACCCGGGTCAGGGTGACGGGCGGGCCGTAGGAGGTGCGGCAGGGGGTCGCATAGAAAGACTCACACTTGGCGCGGACTTTCAGCTTGTGGTTGCCGGATTGCAGGATCGCCCACGCATCGGCGGGCAGACCCTCGATCCAGAACTGGTCACCGGGCTTGCGGGTGGCGAGGAAAGCGGTGATCTCGCCACGCTGGCAGGGGAGGACCGGGTTCCGGGTTGCCTGGGTGCCCGGGGCATATTTGCCCCGGGCGACAGCGACGGCAGACTTCGACGCGCCGGTCTCGTAGATGATCTCCGAATTGGTCTTGGTCCAGTCGATGGCGGACCAGTCGTAGAGGGTGGGGTTGCTCATGGATGAAATCAGTGGCACTGTTCGGGGATGAAAAAGAGATTCACAAAAGTGGTGGTCAACCCGGAGACGGGTCGGAAGAAAACGGTCAAGTATGGTCAGGCCGGGAAGGCCAAGGATGGGGGCGACCGCATCCGCCCCGGCACTGCCAAGGGGGACGCGTATTGCGCACGTAGCGCGAAGATCAAAGGTGACTGGAAGGACGACCCGAACTCCCCCAACAACCTGTCCCGCCGGAAGTGGAAGTGCCGGGGAGACAAGTCGATGGGGTGACGGGTTCATTGGGTCAGGCGCGGCGACGGTCTTCGATGAGGACGTGCTCCGGAAGGGGTCCGTTGGTGTATGCGTAGAAAGGCTGCTGGTGCTCGCGCCCCTGTTCGTCGATCCGACCGAAGCGAGCCCACGCATGGGCGAGAGGTCCGCCGTGATCGTCCAGGATGCGACCAGCCAAAGAAAACGGGTGAAGTTCCCGACCGAGGGCGCGTTGAATATGATCGAACGCACGGAAGAGTCCTTTCTCTTTCCCGATATGGATGATCTGATCTTTGGCCCGGTTCACGGTTTCGAGGTCGTGCTGGACCCATCCCTTGCCGTCCTTCACGTCGGGGTGGGTGTCCCCGAGCGGGGCCATGATGGCTTCGATACGGGCAACGAGGGTCTCGTGATCCCGCGCCGCTTCGGCGGTGTTGAAGACGCGTCCGTCTTTGGTTTGGTATTGGAGAATTTCTTTCATAGGGTCAGGTTTGGGTTTAGGATTAATTGTAGAACTAATTACGGTGGCGTCAATTTTATTTTTGATTGACTCCCCGCCGCCCTCCCGCGCGGATTCAACGGAAGGGCGGGACGGGAATCAATCTTTGGATTTGTCGAGGTGACCGGAGAACGCGGCGCACATCTGCCGCTGCATTTCTTCCACGTCCGGGCGCGGGGCGTGAGGGGCTCCGGGGAAGGGGAGGTAGCGAGTTCCGCAGGTCGAGCCGGTCGGGCAACAATCGAGGATCTTCGCCGCCGCTTCCCCTTCGCTTTTACCCCGGGCGTAGATCCGAATTCCCAGACGCACGGAGTAGCCACAGTAAATGTCCCCGTGCCCTCCTCCGCCCCAGTATGCGCCGCCCTGATCGTAATCCCCGTCAACCCACCGGGCACGGCAGAGGCGGAGCTTGACCGGGGCGTCGTCGGGATCGGGCATCTGGTTTTGTCGGCCCATTGGTGCGCCGTAGCGGGAAGAAACAGGATAGAAACAGAAGGACTTTTTCATTTTGTCAGGTTGTTAGGGGTGTGGTGGTTCAGCGTTCAGAGTATCCGGCCCGCTTGAGGTCACGGACAAAGCGATCGCGCTTGCGTTTGTTGTGAAAGATCGCGATCCCGTAGAAGGGGCTCCCGTCGGGGTGCGTTGACTCGCCGTCGTGAGTGTTCACGGTGTAGCGGGCGCGGCCAACGTTGTCCATGAGGTAGAAAAGTTTTCGCATGGTGTGTGAAGGTCAGAGAAGTTCAAGCGCGGCGTTGATCTCACGGGCGAGAGAGCGGTATCCGGCGGGAATCTGGCTTTGCAGTTCTGTCAATGCGTTCAGCGCCATGCCGGGGAAGTAACCGGAGATGTCGGGGTTGGTCTTTGCCGGGTTGTCACCGTATTTCTCCCAGGTTCCGCCAAGATAGTCCTCGCCCTCGATCATCTCGCCGTTGACGATGGCGCGGGCGGTGACGGTGCTTTGCCAACACTCCCAGTCGTCGCGGTCCTCGCCGTGGAAGCAGTTACCGGGGCGGGAGAGTTCGCGCCAATCCCCGGCGCAATCGTCGTCGTGTTCCCATTCCGTGGTGATGGAGACGGAAGGGGCGGCGAGGCGAAGGGCCTCGATCAATTCGGTGTGGGTCAATTCTTTCTTCGGCGGGGCCGGGAAGATTTCCGCGATTTGATCGATCAACCCTTGCCACTGTTCGCCGGTCAAAAATTCCGGCTCCGGCGTGTTCGGGTTATCGCCCAAATCGAGGCGGGTAATCATGGCAACGTCGTATCCGTTCGCGTTGGTCAGGAACACGGCGCGTTCCGTTGCGTCTTGCAGGGTCAATTCAACTTTCATTTTGTCAGGTGGTTAAGGGTGCCGGGCGGATTACTCTTTCGCCCCCGCCGGACCCAGGCACAAAGCCCGGGGCCGGACGGGGCGCAAGGGGTTAGCCTTCGGTGAGGTCGGGGGCCAGGATTCCGTAGCCGCCCCAATCGGTATGGATGGGCGTCTTCGCGGTCTGGTTGTGCTCGCGGGTGAACGCGTCGTCCAGTTTGAGCGCGTAGCCGCGCGGATCGCCGTCGATAAAAATCGCGTTGGCGAGTTCGATCGACGGGTTGAGGAGGTCCGCGACTTTCCCGTGGAATTGATCGTGAACCCCTTCCCATTGATCCGTGGAGATGTCGCCGTTGCAGTAATCGGTGGCGGCGCGATGGGCGCGCGCCTCGATCCGGCGCAAGGCGCGGCACAAATCCAGCCCGGACTTGGTAGCGTTCGGGAACAGTTCCGCCAAGGCGGCGGCGTGACGGAGACAACGGGCTTCAATAGCAGGTTTCATAATGTGGTAGGGGTATGGGGTGAAGATGGGCGCGGACTGCTACCCCCTCTGTTCCCTCGCAAGGTGCGAAGGAACAGTCGGGGTGTCAGGCGGGCATTTCGGTGATGGCTTGCGCCTCGCCCCGTTCAATCGCTCCGGTGACGTGATGACGAAGAGCGGCGAGGGGTGCCGGGACGGGGGCAACCGGAGCGATGCGGGAGAGGCGGAAGGTATCGGTCACCGTCCCGTTGTGGACGTGTTCCAGGTTCCAACCGGCGGCGCGGGCCTTGTTGATTACGGAATTGATCCCGGCACCCCCACAACCGCGAATCGCTTCCACGAGTTCCGGGGCCGGAGCCTCGCAGAGGTATTCGACGACGACGGCGGAGAGTTTGTCGTATCCGCAACCGCTCGCGAGGGCGGCGCGTCCGTGGTAAGTGTTCACGCTGGCGGTGTAGTCCCAGGTGCGGGACTTTTTCCAGTCAACCGCGAACGTCTCCACGGCGGCGGGATCGGACAGGTGCGCCAGCGAGGCGGCGGCGCGTTTTTCGGTGATGGTCTTTTTCATTTTGTCAGGGTGTAGGGTTCAGGTAACAATTAATTGTAGCGTAAAAGGGTGAGAGATGCAAGCGGGAATTTTAAATTTCTTTTCCGTGGTGCCGGGCGGATTCAGCCGGGGGATCAGGCGGCGGAGTGATAGCGGGAGATTTCAACGCGGCGCGTGTCCCAGGCATTGCCCGGGGTGCGGGTCACGGGTTCCAGTTCATAGCCGATCCGCTCAAGCTCGCGGGCCAGGTCGGCGCTTTCCTCCGGCGATGCGGGGCGCGTGTTGGCGATGACTCCGGCCAGGTGCGCGGCCCCGTGTTGCCCGTGCCTTTCGTAACTGAGGCAATGCGCGGGGTTGACGGTGCCGGGGACTTCGGGAAACAGGGCGATCACGTCGCCCGTTCCTTTCCACTTGCGGAAGATGACTTTGGTTTTCATTTTGGTTGATCGGTTAGGGTTCAATCGGGCGACTTGCCCCCGCTACCCTCGCCGGACTGATCCGGGAGGGTAGGCGGGACACTTCGCGCGATCAACGGGCAAGGGAAAGGCGACGCTTGAGGTAGTTCCGCACCGCTTTGCCGGTGCGCTCCCGTGCAAGCTCCGTCCACCGTCCCGCCTCTTCAAAGGATGCCGCAATAATCAAATCGTTCTCTTTCGCTTCACGGAGGGCGCGAAGGGCGAGCGATGGGACAAAATAGCTTTCCTCCATGTGGCTTTCGAGGTGGCCCGCGTCACACTCGCCCGGGGTGTCGGGAAACATGGAGCAAAAGAAGCAGTCACCGCCGGAGGGGTGCGGGAGGGGGAGCGCGGCGGCGAGGTCACGCGAATACTTCGCGATCCGGCGGGAAAGCTCCCGCGCTTCTTTCACCGCGTCCGGGGCGGCGAGGGAAACCAGGCGGGAGCCGTCCGGGTTGATCGTGTCCCCGTCCGCGAAGGGGTGCCCGTCGCGGTGATACCAGATACCGCCCTTCTGGTAAAGGCGGGCCGGGGTGGCGTCATTGATCCGGGCTTTTGTGGTGACGGTGCGCCAGCCTCCGGAGTTCAACACGGCGGAGCCGTCCGGGTTCCAGGTCACCACGTCGGTTCCGTGGAGGCGGAGGGCAATTTTCCCGCCGTCGCGCAACTGGACGCGGGTGTTATTGGCGGCGGGACGGTCGGTTTTTCGCCCCAGGTAGGCGGCGGCGTCTTGATAGCTAGTCGGAATTTTCATGTATTGTTAGGGTATCAGGTTAAGCGGGTGATTCTTTCACCCCCTCCGCCCTTTCACCGATCAACCGGGAAAGGGCGGGCGGGATGGAAGGGGTTAGCCGCCGATAACGGTCCCCAGGTCGGAAATTAAAAGGTTATCGGTGGCGGAGTTATAAAAGACGGTAGCGGTGTAAACGTCTCCCGCGTTCAGATACCACAAATCAGGGTTGCCGTCGTGAAAGAGCGATTCAACCCCGTAGTGGCCGGAAAGCGCGTTTAGCTCTTCCAGGAACGCGGCGACGGCGTGCGACTTGTGCCCGTCGTAGCGGTTCCATTCAAAGCCCTGTTTTGCACGGGCGCGGAACTTTTCGGGGTAATCGACTCCGATTGCACGGAGACGGGCGGCGGAGGGGCAACGTGGCGTGATTTTCATATCTGTATTTATTCTATGGTTAATTGTCGTGAGGTCAATCGGGAATTTTAAATTTCAATCCCGGCGACGGTCAAAGCCAAGAGACGGCGCGCGGATCGTGAAAGGGTTTCACGGACCCGGGGAAAAACCCGGCGGGCGGTGGCGGGGGAGATGGGCGAGGATTTCATGTAATGGGCGGGGTGATGGGTGCGGGGTTCAGTTTGCCAGGTAAGTGTGCCCTTGCTCGCGGTGGCGGAAAACGTATTCTGCGGGGTGATGCGCGTAGCGGTTTACCCGGTCCGCCCATTCTTTTAGATCGGCTTCCGTGGGCCGCTCGTCACGGTAAAGGACACCTTGCAGGTGCCCGTTTTCACCCCACAAGGCGAACCCGTCAAGAGTCACCTTGCAATCGGGGCACTTGTCGTAGCTGTGAAAGCCGTAAAGGCCCCGGGCGTTTTCGTCGCGCATCTTTTCGCAACGGAAAAGGCGGCGCTGCGGTTGAACGGTAATCTCAAATTTTCTCATTTTGTCAGGGTATGGTTAAGCGGGTGATTCTTTCACCCCCTCCCCTTTCACCGATCGACGGGAAAGGGGGCGGGGTGAGAGGGCTTACAGGCTCCACTGGCAAGGCCGGGCGAGGTCGATATAGAGGGTTTCCAGGTAGGAGCCATCCGCGCGGAAAGGGTCGGACAAGTCGCCCGCTTCCGACTGAACTTGATAGGTGCGCCCCTTGTAGCGGCAAAAAACCGGGCAGAAGTTCCCGATTTGTTGAGGGTAGAGGGTCCGCGCGACGGTTTCCACTGTCTCAGGTGCGGGGTTGAAAGTGTCCCCTTTGTAGTCTCGAACGTTGATCGGCTTTTTCATGTATTTGTCAGGTAGTGGTTTAGCGGGTGATTCTTTCACCCCCTCCGGCCCCGGAAAGAATCCGGGGCCGGGCGGGATATAAGAAAGCGGGGATCGATCAAACCATAGACCAAAGCTCCGTATCGGCTCCGGAGTCGTCGCGAAGGTAGCAGGTGACGTTCCCATGATCGGAGATGGAAAACCAGGTTCCCTGATAATCGGCTTCCGGCTCCCCTTCGGTAATGGGTGTTTCGTCGTCTTCGGCTTGTTCGCGCCAATCCTCGAAAGGCCAAAAGCCGAAATCGGACCCGTCCCCGGGATGCGCGCCAAAGTAACAGTAAGGGGGCGCGAAGGTGTCGAGGGCGGAAATCAATTTATCGATCAATTCCGGGGCGTCGTCTTCGTATTCGAGCGTTTCCCCGTCCTCCGCGAAAGCGTCGCATGCTTCACCGTGGACCCGGGCGAGATAGTCGCGGGTTTGATGCGACTCGGGAAGGGCGAGGAAACCCCCGTTGATGAGAGTCAAGCCCTCAATTTCGTCCGCGAAGGTGGAAATCAGGTCTTCGGGGCGTAGAGCGCCGTGGGAAACGGTGCCGATTTTGGCGTGCTGGAATTTCATAATTTTGTCAGGGTATAGGGTGGCCGGTGCGCGGGATTGCGTGCCGGTGAGGTTCAGATTAACGGGCGGGGGCGGTAGCGGCGAGCGTTTCGAGGTCATTCCGGAGGTCATAATACCCCTCCGCATAGGGGAGAAACACGGATTGATTGTTGAGGTAAGCGTGTCGGATCGCTGAGACGGTCAAGTCACAAGCGAAAATGTAGTCAAGCCCCCGGGCGATGTCCACAAAGAGGACAAGCCCCGGTGCGATGAGCGCAGCCGCGCATTGTTGACCTTTCGCATTGTATCCTCCGCCCAGGTTGAACGCGAGGGAGGGCACTTCTGACAGAGTAGGGTAATGATCGATTTTCATGGATTCAGGTAGGTTGATTTGAACGGGTTTCCCCGTCCCCGCTATCGGGGCTTATACCCTTATATACAAATTTGTACACGTCAAGCGAGAATTGAAAGAAATTTTCACTAGGGTAAATTCCGGGATGAAAACCGCTTTCCATCCATTCAAAAGGCCGACCGTCAACCCTGATGCGACGGGGAAACTTGATGCGGCGATGGCGTGTCTGGAAAGCCGTGGGGGGTTCCCGGAAGGGGTGAATTTGGCGGAGTTTGCCCGTCAATGGCAAGTCGAGCCCCGATCCCTTCGGTGGAGATGCACCCGGGCGGGGATCGCTACCCCTGCCGCCATGGCGCAAGCGGGGGCCGTGGCGAGGGCGGAGGGCGGGATTTACGGGGGCGCGATGGCTCCGGCGGGATCGCCGACCGTAGCGGAGGTGACTCGGGGAAACCCGGAAGCCGGGGCGGATGGGGGCCAAGAGCTTGGAAAACAATGTATTACGGTGGAAGGGGAGCCGGAAGCAGGGGAAAAGGATACAAATACTTACAACTTCCCGATTGTATACAATCCCGGTGAGGGCGAGAAACCTCCGATTGTATACAATCCCCCCGCTTTTCCCGGCATCGATCGGTCACAAATCCCGGTATTGCAGGAAACGGAGGTTGACCGGCATGATGAAGAAGTCGCCAGACTCGTCCGGGATTCACTGGACGCGTTCAGAAAGGGGAAGAGCAAAGGGCCAGGTGGACGAAAGGTCATTCCGATACAGAAGGTTTCCGACCTGACTGCACTCGACACCCTTTTCCGAAGGGCAACCCGGCAGGGCGAAAGGTCCGGAGGCGAGACTTCGCGACCGATACTCAACATTCAATTTCTAGGCGGCGTTAGTCGGGAAAGTGTCAGGGTTGCGAAGGACGACACGTCACGAATCGTGGACGTGCAAGGGGAAGCGGACGAAATGTAACCGCATTGAAAACGCGTTTTCCCCGAAAGCATGGCCGGTCAACGGGCCGTGATGGGATGCCGGAGGCCCGGACCCAAGGGGCGCGCGATGGGGTGCCGGAGATACCAGGGAGGGGCCGGAGATGCGGACCCGGCGGAGGGCTCGGGCACGCGCGCAAGGGGGACGGCACGGGTGGGGGGCTCGATCCCGCGGCCGTCTTGATAGTATATCAGCACCCTCTGAAAAAATTCCCGGTTCCCCGAAATCGGGTTTACCCTATAACAAATTACCCGGTCAACAGGGACCTGTGCTTCCGATCGGACCAACAGGCCCGGGTCCCGTGCTCGCAGTAACGAATCCCGAGCCGAACAAGATCCGGGAAACCGCATCCCAGTCGACGTGGGGCCTTTCACCGGGGTGCCCTGATTTGAGCGGGCATCCGAGCGCCGCGTCATCGATGTAGATCTTGGCGTAGGCTTTGGGACTCTCTGTCCAGTTGTCCTGGGTCGGGTTTCTCTGGATGCCGTAGAGGGGAATCTGGTGATTGACGAACCACGCAACGGCGTCTTCGAGCTTGTCGCCGCTTCTCATCGTCCAGAGGATCAGTTGACCTCCCTCGGCGACGATCCGGCGCAGGACAGGGACCGCTCCGATCTCGCGGCCGACCCGCGGGTATTCGTGGGTGACGCAGGTTCCGTCGAAGTCGACGGCGATTGGGACGCCAGCAAGGAGTCCTGGGTGGGATACGGGTTCGCTCATCCTTTCACTCTATAACAAATACCTCTTGCGGTCAAGCTCGATCCGGGCTACCGTCCGGTCCAAACCAAACCCATGAGGTGTGGTTCGGGTGGACAAAGAACGAGAACCGGACTCCCGAGTGGGAGTCCAGCCCAGTAGGGGGATGCGTCCCTCTACTGGGTTTTTTGTTTTTATGGTAAATGGTAAACGGGAGATCTTTTGAATCCTAACAAAACAACCTCCCGTTTTCTCCCGCCATCTCCCGGCTGCTCGAACCATCTGGAATTAATGGGGTTCACACATCGGACGCAGCCCTACTGCCACCTACGTTCCAGCCGATCAGGGGTCTTTTTTGAATCGGAGCTTTCCGGCCAAAAACCCCATTTGTTTTTTGTTAGGATAAAATCGGCTGGAAGCCTTATGGCAGTAGGTCAAACGCCCGATCCGGGCAACCAAACGGGAGGTTGCTTTGTTAGGGTCCGGTCAAAACCCTCCGGCCCGCAGCCCGCATGGCGTCAGCGTTCAACGGCCCTAACACGCACACAAAAGCTCGAAAATCAGGGAGATCTTTTCTGGGCGAAAAATGCGAAATCGGGGTTAAGTCGTTGAACATTAGGGAGAGGGAGGAGGAACCTTATAAAAGAAGAATAGTTTTTCCCCTCTTAAAAGACGGGTTCGTCTAGTTACGGAATCGCCTACATTGACCGTAGAAAACAGAAGTTGAAGTGTCCCCATGATCTCCCGGCCTTGACCGGTTTTCCTTGATCTCACTAAGGGCCCAAGTCAGGGAGATCCCTAAAAAAGATCTCCCTGATTTTTCGAGATCTCCCGTCCTATTGCAACTGGCTTGCATTATTGACCGGACTTTTTCGGGAGCGCCTCTTTTTTGGTGTGTTTGTTAGTGCTTTTCGTGGTAGTTTTGTTAGGGTTTTTTCTAGCCCGAAAGGGCTATCTCCCGAACTCCCTTCGGCATTGACCGATCCGGCAGTTCATTGTAGGGTAAACCATGCGCGCACTCCTACTCGTCATCGCCGCCCTCCTTCTGACCGTTGCCCCGGCCCGTGCCGACGACGTGCTTCGCTGGTGGTCGAACCCACTGGCCGCACCGTTGTCCTCCGGCACCGAGATCCGAATCGTCTCCGGGGCTCCACAGGTCACTGGGATGCCCTCGATCGCGGCCCCGGTCCCCTCCGCTCGCATCACCCCGCGGGTCGCCCCTGTCATCGACCCCCCGCCGAAGGTCGTCATCCGGCCGATCTACCTGCCCAGGACCTACGTGAGACCCACGCCGCGGCCCCGCACCCGCTGACGCTCGGACATCGGGCTACGCACTCAAATCACCGGCGTCGGCACCACCCAACGCAGCCTCTTGACCGGGGCTGCGTTTTTTTTTTTTTTTCGTCTATCCGATAATTTGTTATAGACAAAACCCCCATCCCCGTCCATACTCACAAAATCCGAACATACAAATTTCGATGACACTCCCCGACCTGCTCACTTCCCTGACTGATTTGACCGCCGCCATCGTCCGGTGCCCCTCCCCGCTGCGCAGTCGCAGCCTGCCGGTTCACGTCATCCTGATGCTGCTGTTGATCGCCGAGGGCAACCAGAGGGGGGACCGGGTCACCGTCGCCTCCCTGGGCCGCTATCTCGGTCTGCACGCCAGCAGTTTGATCGACGGGTTGACCAGGCTCGTCGACGCCGGGCTCGTCACCCACAACCCGAAGAAGACCGGGGACACCTATCGCGACATCACCATCACCGCCGCAGCCGTGGATCTCCTGGCCCACGCCATCGTCCGCCCCGATCGGTTGACCGGCACCCGCGCCACCGTTTTTCCCGAACCCCAACCCAACACCCAAGAGGAAGCAGCATGAGCAACACCGACAACAACACTGTCGACCCCGGACCCGGCTACCGACTTCTCAAAGTCGGGGAGATCATCAAGGCAGGGGACGAGTTCCGTTCGATTTCGGGAGGGTGGCATTCGACAGAGGAAGCGGGGGAGAAATACGACCGCAGCGGCGTCGAATACTGCATGTACTACCGGCGCAAGATCGACACGGCATCCTTCATCAATCCCGGCCCCGGTTACCGACTTCTCAAAGTCGGAGAGATCATTCAGAAGGGGGACGAATTTTGGCATTCTACCGAGCTTCGTTGGAAGATTTCGTCTTTCGCTGGGACTATTCGACGGGAGCATCACGACGAGTACCGACGCAAAATCGAAGTCGAACCCGCCCCCATCGAAACCTCCGAGCCCGAGCACACCAAACCACCCCTCGGCCTCTGTCCGGAATACGTGTGGGCCAGCAACCGGGCCGCGGACATCCTCGCCGCCATGACCCGCTACGTCGCCGCCGGGCAGAAGCTCCCCTACGCGTGGATCACTGAACTGGAAGACCGCCTGCACGAAGCCAAACTCGTCGAACTCACGGAAGACAAATGACCGCCCCCAAAGACCCCATCAAGACCTACCCCTCCAAGGACGGGCGCATCGAGATTCGCTATCGGGTCGGCAGCATCCGGCATCGCGAGACCGTGAAAGCCGATGTCGCCGACAATCGGGTTGCCGAGATCCGGCAATATCTGGCCCGCTGCCAGAAGCCGCTCACCCCTCGCGAGGTCGAGGAGTATCACGCCGCGGTGGCACTGCTGCCAACCGGCGTTTCCCTGATCGATGCGGTCAAACAGGCAGTCGCTCGCCCCGTCGTCACCTTCACCATGCTCGACCTCATTGACCGTTACCTCGATCACTGCCGAACCCGGAATCTCGCCGAGCGGTCGATCGCCGACCGCAAGCAGCACCTCACCGCTTTCCGCTACTGCTACTTCATCGAGCAAGACCCGGCCGCGATCACCTGGACTGCCGTCGATCACTACCTCGGTTGCTTTGAATCCCCCAAAACCGCCAACACCCACCGGGCGACACTGGTCTCCTTTTTCGACTATTGGTGTAAAATCTCTGGGGCGACCATCAATCCGGCCAAGCAGGTCGAGGCGCGCAAGGTGCCGGTGAAAGACCCGGTCCCCTTCACCCCGGCACAGCTTCACGCCCTCCTCGACGCCGCCTACCGGCTCAACCACCCTGACGTCCTCATCTTCCTCGCCCTCGGTGCCTACACCGGCGCACGGGCCAAGGAGATTCAGCGATTGACCTGGGACGACGTGTGGGATTTTCTCCACGAGGTTCCTGTCGATCCGCTGGTTCTCTCCTCGTCGATCACCAAAACCAATCGCCGCCGTCTCGTACCCACGACGGATGCGCTGTGGAAAGTGGTGAGCCACGCACGAGAGTGTGTTGATCCAGCAGACCCATCGACCCCTTTTGTTACCAAGCGGCTTCGTCGTCGACTGGCCAAAGTCGCCGCCGCGGCCGGGGTTGAGTGGGTTGACAACGGGCTGCGCAAGGGCTTTGTCTCCGCATCCGTCACCATCCACGGCACCTCGCGAACCGCGGCGTGGGCGGGGCACAGTGAATCCGTCCTCGAATCGAACTACAAAGCCCTCGTCTCCGAAGAGGATGCGAAGGCGTGGTTCTCCACCTACCAACCCAAACCCTGACCTACCCATGAGTTACCAACCCCACGTCAAGTGCATCGTCAAAGGATGCAACAACCATCGCGACGAAGGTTTTTTCCGCGGAGCCCTGTGTGACCCCTGCTACCACATGATCACCACCGGCGAGATCGGCCCGACCGACAGCTTTCTCGGTGACATGCAGAGGAAGCTCGACGCCGTCGAGAAAGCCAAGCACCAGCCTGGGCCACCGATGACTGAGGAGGAACTCCGAGCCCTGCGCCCCGGCGACGTTGTCGCGCATCGACGGGACGGGCAACAGTTCCAGGTCCTCGGCAACTTCGGCGGGCGGGTCTCGGCAGTCGACCTCGCCGACGTTACCAACCCGAATGAGTGGGAAGTCGTCGTTCGTCGGGTCTCCGATCGGGAACTCGACTCCGTCATCCGCCCGCACCTCTATACCAGCTTCCCGCCCAAGACATGAAAACCTACACCCGCGATCAAATCCAGGACATCGTCGTCGACGTGCTTTCCGAGCACACCCAGACGCCGGTCCACATCACCGACATCCGCCTTGAGGACCTCGGCGTCGACAGTCTCAGCCACACCGAGGTCATCTGCGCCATCGAGGAACGCTTTGACATCGAGATCCTCGACGAGGATGCCGAGTTGTGGCAGACCCCGGACGACATCATCGATTACCTTCGCGACATTCTCGACTCACCTTACACCCCATGACCCCCGACTTCACTTCCGATGACGAGGATTTCCTCGCTGCCTTCGCTGAACTTGCCCGGCAGATCAAGGATCTCAAGACCCGCTTCTACCGTTCGATCGAGAAAGCACTCGTCTCCCAGTTGGAAATCATCGAGGGGCACATGCCGTCGAACGAAGAGATCCGGCAGCACGCCAGCCGCTTCGAGGACCCCAATGGCACCCACATCCAGATCTCGTGGAAGGGAGTTCTCATCGTCGACGCCCAGATGGAGTTCGACATGGACGGCAGCACGGCAACCTCCCACGTCAAGGTTCTGCACAAAGTTGATCTGACCGAAGAAATCGCTGTTGACCTCGACTGACTTTACTCTATAATAAATCCATGAGTAAGAAACCCGCAGGCCGACCCCGTGAACTGGACGAACCCGTCCAGATGAACCTCTGCGTCGAGGCCGGAACCAAGATCAAGCTGGAAGAGTTGACCGACGTCGCCAAACAGGATGACCCCAAAGCCAGCCTCAGTCGCGTCGCCTCCGCTTTGATTGTCGAGAAACACGAGAAAACCTTCAAGAAACCATGAGCAAGGACCCCTTCCTGATCGAATCCAACGTCCCCGTCCCCGAAACTCGCGGACGTTCGACGGGGCTTCAATTCCCTTTCGAGCAGATGCAGATCGGGGACTCTTTCTTTCTTGAGAAGGAAAAAATTGCAACCGCCCGCACTGCGGCCGACAGCTACCGCAAGCGTCACCCCGAGTGGGACTTCACCACCCGCAAGGACGGAGAGGGATGCCGCCTCTGGCGCGTTACCGTGAAGGAGAAGAAGGTCTTCAAGAAGAAGAAAAAGAAATGAGCAAGGACCCCCTCATCATCGCCATCGATCCCGGGGCCAACGGCTCCATCGTCGCGGCGTATGCGGACTTCCTTCGCCCGGGGCAACGGGAGATCCACACCTTTCCCACCTACCCGATCCCCGAGAAACTCCGCGATCTCTACGAGGTTCTCAACGACCAACTCGGCTTCGGGGAGTGGGGTAACATGGTCGCCTACCTCGAACACAACACCGGTTTCATGGCGGGGATCAAACGCAAGACCGCGGACGGCGGTGAGGAAACCGGCGGTGTGTCACCGAAAGCCATGTACTCGTTCGGCCGCAACACCGGGCACATCGAGATGGCGTTGATCGCCCTTTCCATCCCCGTTTGCCGGGTCACCCCGATCAAGTGGCAGAACGCCGCGGGGGTGACCACCGCGAAGAAGCGCCTGATGACCCCGGCCCAGTGGAAGAACCATCTGAAAGCGATCGCGCAGGAGAGGTTTCCCAGGACCAAGGTGACCCTTGCCAACGCCGACGCCCTCCTCATGCTCGACGCCGCCTGCAATCGCGGGATGAAGCACGTCGAGAATCTTTTCTGATCCCACACCAAAATGAGTTTTAACAAAGACACTAAAGACGCGCTCGACCTGTCGATGGCGCGTAGAGCCGGGAACATTCCCGCTTTCTTGAGGCACTTCTTCGGGAACCACGAACCCCCGGCATTGCGGATGGCGGTGAGGAAATCCGCGGGGGAATTGAGCGGGCAAGACGCGTTTGCCGGGTTCCAGCAAAAAGCGTTCGAGACGGACCCGATCTGTATCTACAATATGCCGGAAGACTTCGATTTGACTCCCGCTCTCGACACTATTGCGTGGCAATATCTATCCGCTAAGGGGGCACAGTATTTGTCTTTTCTCTCAGCAAGCGAGGAACTCGGGCACCAAAGTGGGACTTTCGACAAAATGCTCCCCGGAGTAGCCGAGGCCATTGGGACCAATCATGCGTTGTTCGGAGTTCGACCCGAAAAAGTGAACCACGATGCTGACTCGTGGGGAGTGGTTAGGTCCGCGGGGGTTTCACATCTGCCCTGCTTCGTCCGCAAACCCGGCTACGTCGATTTCTTTTTTGTGAGCCCGGGGTGGTTGACCGATGAATACCTGGGTAATGACGAGTTCGGAAGTTGGAGATGGCTCAATATTCTGGACCGAATCGACAACCCTGATGGGACTTACGGCTGGTTTCGCGGGCTGGCGACGTCCCGACTGACCCTCGACCCGAGCAAGGTCGTCCGCTTCCGCGCTTCTTTCTGACCCCGCCCCGTGAACCGCACCACCCCGGCAAGCCTCTATCCAAAGCTCAAATCGCCAACACGAATCAACGTGTGACACCCGCAGACGTGCGGGGATAGGGGACCCTCTTTCCCAACCCACCTGACATGAGTAACCACCCCATCCCTACCCTCGATCGCCTCATCATCGTCGTCGGCCCGCCGCAGAGCGGGAAGACGCTCAACGCCAAAGTCATCGGGCAGCACTTCGAGTGCCCGGTTTACGAGGACCTCGACATGCTCGCCCGCGACTATCAGTTCGAGGACTTCACCTCCGCGGTGCTGCTTTGCTCCTCCCCGCCGACGGCTCAACATAGTGGCTTCGGTGGCGACGTCGATCCGCGATTCGTCGTCAAGCACGCGAGGCACTACGTCTACGCCCGCGAGGTGCGCCTTGAATCCCCCGATCGTCTGCGTGGCAACGTCGTCGGTTGGGTTGACCCGAAACCCATGGAGAAAATTTGATCGATGAACTACTACAACGAGTTCGACCCACACGCGGCGGCATGGCTCCGTGAACTCATCAACCAGAAACTCATTCCTGCTGGCGACGTAGACACAAGATCAATCGCCGACGTCATCCCCTCAGATCTTCATGGATACACCCAATGTCACTTCTTCGCCGGAATCGGCGGTTGGTCCCTTGCCCTTCAAATTAGCGGCTGGCCCGATGACAGGCCCGTCTGGACTGGCTCTTGTCCCTGTCAACCTTTCTCCGTTGCCGGGGGAGGGAAAGGCGTCGAAGACGAGCGGCACCTCTGGCCCGTCTTCTTCGACCTCATCCGAGCCTGCAATCCTCCCCTTGTCCTCGGGGAGCAAGTCGCCAGCGCGGCAGTGCTCGGATCTTCTGCAAAGCCGTCTAAACGAGACGCTGGAAAAGCGGTTCAACCAGTGTGGCTCGATGGAGTATTCGCTGACCTCGAAAGTGCAAATTACGCCTGCGGGTCGTCGGATATTCCGGCTGCGGGCGTCGGCGCACCGCACATTCGTCAACGTTGCTGGTGGGGGGCGGTCAGGTTGGCCGACTCCATCCAGTCGAGACTGGAAGGACACGCCGGGAATGGCGACCACGGGAACGAACCCGGACGGATCGGAGCGGACCAGGTTGGATCAGTTGCCAAGGGTGGCGAATCTCGCCGGATGGGCTACACCCCGAGCGGAGGACTCGGAATCATCGGGGATGCGCCACTCGCGGGGAGTTGCGGACACGCTCACGGCTCAGGCGAGTGTGGCGGGGAACAACGATTTCAGCCGGACGGTAACGGAGCTTGCGGGGTGGTCCAGCCCAAGGGTGTCGGATGCGAACACGGAAAGCCGAGAGGCAGCGGAGAAGGAGTGGATCAGAAGCAGTGCTGGAGGACAGAGCAAGGTGACTCTGGATTGCCACCTTCTCCATGGGGTGAATCCCGATGGCACCCCTGCCGAGATGGCAAATACCGAAGGGTTCCAACTGAACCCGGCCTTTTCCCTTTGGTTGATGGGCTTTCCTATCGCGTGGCACAACGCCGGACTGTCCGCCCTCCGCTCCTTCGTGGAGCAGGCAATGCCATCTGCCCGGAAGTCGCGGCAGTCTTCGTCAAAGCGTTCCTCGAAAGCATCTGAATGAAAACCAAATCCCTCCCTTCCGTCTACGTCACCTACGACACCCGCCGCAAGGTGTGGGTCCTGATGTTCGATTACCAAATCACCCTGCCCTTCGACGATCGTGCGAAAATCGACGTGAAGATCCCCGCGGGTTTTGAGTTCGACCTTGCTTCCATCCCCCGGCCGATCTGGCCCCTCATCGGCAGCTTCGAGTTGTCGCTGGTTGCACCCCTGATCCACGATTACTTCTACCAATACACCGGGCGACCGGTCTACCATCGCCGCGTCCTCGACAACCTCCCGGTTCCCGCGGGTTCGTGGCACGACGTGACCCGGGCCGAGGCGGATCAGATCTTTCTCGATCTCATGCTGCGCGAAGGGGTCACCCCCTGGAAAGCCCGCGCCGCTTACGCCGCCGTCCGCATCTTCGCACCCCGTTGGTAATTTCTTCCCCTAACCCTATGAGCACACCCGACCACGACCCCGTCAATCACCCCAAGCACTACACGTCACATCCGAGTGGTGTGGAAGCCATTGAGATTGCTAGGCACGCCTCCTTCAACATCGGGAACGTCATCAAGTATTGCTGGCGTTCCGGCTTGAAGGACGGCAACCCGAGTGTCCAGGATCTCCGCAAAGCCGCGTGGTATCTGAACGACGAGATCACCCGCCTCGAATGCAAACCCGATCACGTCCTCGACATGGCTCCTGGCGAGGGGATTGCGAAGATCTTTCGCGGGGAGTATCACAACGACGTGAAAGAAGGCATCGACGAAGTCGCCCGAGCCATCAACGAGGCGGTCAACCCGGATTACCAGACGCCGCCCACGGGATTCCAGAAAGAACTCGAAGGGCTCATCAACTGCTACTCGCTAGAGAGCGGCAGTGACACGCCGGACTTCCTCCTTGCCGAGTTTCTTTGTGACGTGCTCGAAGTCTGGAACAAGGCAGTCGTCGCGAGGGAGAAGTGGTACGGTCGCGTGACCGAGCCGGTCTCTCCGGAGAATTGGCCGACCTAGGACGGCACTCTCACCGGCAAATCCCTCGACGCCATCGAAGCGGAGATGAAGAAGTCCGCGGCTCCGGTTGCCATGGTTGACGGGAAACCGCAATTCGTCATGCACGTCGAAGCCGAAGAAGTTCCCGACGAGTGGGACGAGAAGCGTTCGTGGGAACCCGGCAGCGTCATTCGTTGGCGAGGACGGCTGTGGATCATGCGATCGAAACTCAAGCAGTCTTACACGCTCAGTCCCGGGCGCTCTGTTTGCTGGAAGCCTTTTCTGTCCGCCGCTAAGTGAAGACGCTCTACCCAGTCCAGGAGACGGCGGTTGCGCAGATGGAGAAGATCCTCCGAAAGCACGGCAGCGTCTTGAACTCGTCCGACACCGGCACGGGCAAAACACTCATGTCGGTCGAGCTTTCCCGACGCCTCGGTCTCGCGCCCCTCGTCGTCTGTCCCAAGGCGGTGATCCCGTCGTGGCAGCGCACCTTCGACGAGCAGGGCGTCGAGTATCTCGGCGTCATCAACTACGAGTCCCTTCGCACCGGCAACACCTTCTTCGGCTACTGGGACGGCCCAAAGCCGAAGAAGGGAAAAGAGGATCGTCGGCCTTTTGTATACAATGAGGATATAAAAGTCATAATTTGGGATGAAAGTCATAAAAGCAAGAGCGAGCGTTCTTTGAACGCACGGATGTTGCGATGGGCCAAAGACCCAAAGCGCATGAACGTCCTCGTCTCTGCCACCGCGGCGTCGAATCCGGCCGAGATGCGTGCGGTCGGGTACCACCTCGGTCTCCATGAGTGGGTCAACTTTCGCATGTGGGCGAAGAACCACGGATGCTCCGTCGACCCGTGGGACAACCTCAAGTTCACGGATTCTCCGAAGCGAGCCCTCGAATGGCTTACGGATTTGCGACAGGAAATCTACCCCCATCGCGGCGTGAAAGTTTCCCGGGCCGACATGGCGCAGTTTTTCACCGAGAGCCAGATCATCGACGACCCCCTCGACTTCGGCGATGGCGGGAAGATCGACGAACTCTACGCCGAGGTGGAAACCTTCATGGCCGAACTCGAAGCGAAGGAAGCTCTCGACGACCCGCACCCCGCGGCGGAGGCAATGGTCGCCATGCTCCGCGCCCGGCAGCGCATCGAACTCTTGAAAGTGCCACTCATTGTTGAGATGGCGGAGGAAGCGGTGAAGGAGGGAATGCGCGTCGCCGTCTTCTTGAACTTCAACGCCTCCGTCCAGGCGGTCAGTGAGAAGATGGGCGGGTGCCCGACGATCTGGGGGACCGACCCGCTCACCCAGATGACCCAGTCCTCTGCCGCCCGGCAACAGATCATCGACGCCTTCCAGGCCAACACCGAACCGGTCATCGTTCTCAACATCGAGGCGGGTGGGGTCGCCATCTCCCTGCACGATGAACTTGGCGACGCACCCCGTCTCGCCCTCATCTCACCGACGTGGAATGAGAAAAGTTTGCATCAGGTCCTCGGAAGAGTTGACAGAGCCGGTGCGAAAACCAATACTGTCCAACGCATCCTCTACGCCGCCGGTTCCGTCGAGGAGCAGGTCCGTGAATCGATGATGCGCAAGTTGGAGAATCTCCGGAACCTCCACGATTTTTCTGCTACCCTAACCACCACCCCCGATCCCATGCCCCCCAAGAAAAAGGCCGCCCCGGCCCCAACCCCCGTTGTCGTCGTTGACGACACGACCCCCGTCGCCGATGAACCGGCGCACGCCCACTACTCCCCCTCGTCGCTCAAATACTTTGAGATCTGCCCGTCCTATCTGAACCGGCAGGACGAGGATAGCAACCCTGCCGCCGAGCAGGGCACCCGCATCCACCACGCACTGGAACACGAGGACCCGAGCGAGTTGCACAACGAGGAGGAACACCGCCTCTACGAGATGACCCTCGCCTGCGCCCAAGGCAACGAGGAAGCGCATGGCGTCGAGGACGCGGAACTCCTTCGGGAAATCCGGCTCAAGATTGATCTCCACCACCACACCACCTTCGGCACCCTTGACCGCCTCCGCATCGCCGGTCGCGTCGCCGTGGCGCAGGATTACAAGTTCGGTGTCAACCCGGTCGACGACGCCGACATCAATGCGCAGGCGTGGACCTACTCCCTCGGGATCTTCCAGGCGTTCCCCGAGGTCGAGATCATTCACTTCTACTTCCTCATCCCCAAGCAGGAGACCGTCACCCACGCCATCTTCGTCCGTCACGCCGAGGTTGAGCCCGAGGACTGGTGGACCGACGACCACTACGTCTCCGCCACCTATGACGACATTCGCCTCCGCGTGAATCTCATCATCTCCCGCTCCGAGGAAATCGCCAAGCTCCCGGCCGAGAAGCGGGAATACAACCCGCAGGCCCACGTCTGCGAGTTTTGCGGGTTCAAGGAAAAGTGCAAGGCGCTCGGTGACAAAGCCCTCGTCATCGCGGCGAAGCTCGATCCCGGTCTCGCTCTCCCTTCCGTCGTCGACCCCGACTTGATCGATGACCCCGCGGAACTCGGTCGACTTCGCATGACCGTCCACGTCCTCGAAGGGTGGGTCGAGGCGATGAAGAAAGCGGTGAACCGGGCGCACAAGGAACGCGGCCTCGAATGCGAGGGGTTCACCTGGAAGACCCGGTCGATCAGCCGGTCCATCACCGACCCGCTCGCCGCCTTGAACGTCCTCATCAAGGAGTTCAAGTTCGACCAGGAACAATTTACCGACGCGTATTTCGATGCCGTCGGCAGCGTCTCGATCGAGAAGCTGGAAAAGGTGCTCCTCCGGCACAAGCCCGAGGACGCCGACAAAGAAGATTTTCTGGGGGCCGCGATGAGCGCTCTCCGGGAACACGAGGTCTTGACCGGAGGCGACCAAGAGATTGGCTTCTTCCAGATTGACCGAACCAAAAAGTAAAACCAATACTACTAACAAAACCACAAAAACAAAATACCATGAGCAAACTCCAATTCGGAAAGCCCGCCACCGTCGCAGCCCCCAAAGCCGCCCCCGCCCAGACGCCCGTCGTCGAGGCGCAGGCCACCGTGGTTGCGGACACCCCCGCCCCCAAGAAAGCGACCCCCCGTCCCCCCAAGACGGCTGAGGTC